TTTATGTAGGAGTCAATCGTCGCAACGGCGCTAAGCTGGCCCATCTACACCACCGCCTCTAGCTGGAGGAGCAGGTCTTCCAGGTCAACGTGGATCGTCCACTCGACAGGCGCTTGCGTCAGGGGATTCCAGCCCGACGGGTTGGCTGTGAGGGTGAAATCGCGCTCTAACTGATTCAGCAGCGCCTTACGATGCACGGTGCTAACGCCTTTTGTGAAGCCACGAGCAAGGGCGTCTGTGACCGCCGCCTTAATCAGCCCGTAGTAGAGGTCGCGCCGTCCCATAGGAGCCACTACATCGCCCAGGATGGCCTCGCCATCGTCCGGCTGCGCCCATACCGTAGCTCCTACGATCTTCCCGTTCTCCTCCGCTACGTGGACGCGATTGCCCGGGGCATCGAGCGTGCGCGGTCCTCCCAGGAGGCCCTGGGCCTTGACGTGATCTGCGGGCTGAATAAAACGGATAGCCATTAGGTCTTCTGCGCTTTCAGTGAGATCGTAAGCTCGGTAATCGTCGTTACGGAGTCCACATTAAAGTGGAGGGTGTCACCTGCTGCAATCGAGGTCGTCCAGCCCGTGAGCGTACTGTCCTGACTCTTCGTCGCGGTGCTGATCGTCGGCGGGGCACTGGCCGTGATACTGTCGGCATTAGTTGGCGGATAGTCTGAGTAGGCGTCCTTCCAGATATCAACAACGATGCTCCCAGACTGGTCAGCTAACATCGTCACCTCTTCAATAACGCAAGCAAAAGGAATGTGGAGCCATCCTGCAATACCCGTGCTGATCACGGAGCCGCCCCCGTCGATGACTAAGACGATAGCAATTGTACCATCATCACGTATCCCATCCTTATATGCAGGCACTTAACGTGCCCTTCGCAGGATCGGCTCAATCAGTGCCTCCAACCCAGCAAACCGTGAACGTCCTGGGTCTATGTAGACTGCGATATGAGCAGTAATACTAGCCCCACCAGCGGGTGCTTCTATCAGGATTTGATCTTTCCGTGCCAAACGAATATCCTTATCTGGGAGCCAGAAGGCGTCAGACTGATTACTAAGGGTAATCCGCCGTATACGTGCGTCAAAGTTTGCCCCCAGATGGGAATCCAGGGTTACGTCCACGTTTACACTTACCGCTGAGGAGTAGCTAACTAGCACAAGCATCAACTGCCCCGCTCTACCAACAGGGGCGCTCCGTAGAGATATAGCAGTGTTAGCCGAGCCGGATGCGCTGAAGGCGTCCAGTTCTTCGTTCTGAAGATAAGGCTCTAGGTCAGGCATTAGCTATCTATTTAAGGGCGGAAAGGTTCTTCGCAGCATCTCTCAACGCGCTCGAATCGCCTGCAATCTCCTGCCTTCTTAGCTCTTCAGCAAGAGCGGCAAACCGTCCAGCAGAGAAGGGCACTTTCTGTTCCATAAGGATCGCAGTACCTTCCCTACGGCTATAGTTATGCTTACCATCTCCTGTATCGCTCCTTAGATGCCTGAAACAGGCCATCCCCGTGTCTTTGTCATCTTCTAGCATCCAAATATCAAAGATACAGTCCTCACACATGAAATGCCGCACTGTACCTTTTACGGCTTCGTATTGCGGGAACACCAGACCTTCCAACGGAGGCTTCACATGCCATTTATAGGCAATTACCTGTGTAGCGGGGAACTCCCTCGCTCCGCCCTTCTCCAGCATCGGAATAAACTGTCCGCCTGGGGTCTTGTAAGCAGATGGAGCATCACACACCCCATATCCCATAATGGGCTTCATGCCCTTTATCATATACTTGGTAAATGCTCCAGTATCACGCTGACCGCCAGGCGTTGCGCCCCCCGGTCCAGTAGTGATCCAATTTGCCTGAAGACCGTAGTTGTAGCCTGGTGTATTACGATCACTTCTCTTGTAATACTGCCAGGGGTAGCCGGACGGCCCTGAATCTACTACGCCTTCTGTCTTTGTACTAGCAGAGCGAAGATTCGTTACCTCATCACGTAGGGTGGATAGCTCCTCCTGTAATTTCCCAATAGCCTCTGCGCTTGAAGCATTGGCAACAGGAGTCTTTGTCTTCGGAGGCTTATCCATCTGTGCCTTGACCGCCTCCATTGCTTCCTCTACTGCTTTATCTGTGGTAGGCGGTTCCTCTGTAGGAACAGCGGCAGTGATCTCCTCACGCTGTTTAATTGCCCGCCATTCTGTTGTTCTCTCAACCGGAGAGCCTTCTTGTGTCGTCATCAACGATTCGTCTGTCGGCTCTGTCTGCTTTGTTGCCATTTTCTATTGGTCCCTTCTGTATACTTCGGCTCGAATACTCTTGTCCATCAAAAGCATCATCGCCGGGATAATTCGGGATCGTCGGAAGCTCTCCCCCACCGTATCCAAAGGACTTCCCATTCCGCTTTGCCCGTTCTTCGTCTTTAATCTGCTCACGGTGTTTAAGTATCTCTACTGCCTGCTTCGGTGCCCAGAAGACGCCCACGATACGGTACTCTACCATGCCCTGTGTATCTTCTAGGCTCGTTTCCTTCTTATTCGGCAGTTCGACTTCTTTGCCATCAGAAGTAGTCGTCTTCGGCCTTCGCACGCCCTCCCAATCTATTGCATACGTGGCACTTAGCTTTCCTTCACCATCTGTAGTCCACCGTGGGTTCTGAGGCACTCTTTTATCCAATACCAACCCACGCAGGTCCATCGAACGGAGAAATGCTTCTTGTGCAGCCCTCAGCTCCCTCTCCAACTCGCTCCCCTTAACCCCATATTCAAGGTCAATGGAGCCTACCTTGCTCACCAAGCCATATTCTGGTTCAGCTTTGATTTCAATCTTCATATCGTCTTTGGGGAACCCGCCCGTTCCCCATCAACTAGGCGTTTTTCTTACCTACGGTCTTGTTCGAGTTCGGCTTAGAAGGATTGGGGCTAACCGCCTTCTGTGTCGAACCTTCGGTACCTTTCTGTCCCATATACTTACTCCTTCTTTTGTCTACTTGTCTATCCGGTTCGGATCAAAACGCCGCCCGCATCCGTCGTAGTGGGGTCAGCATTTGTAGCCGGTGTCTCAACCACCCAGTTAGCTTCAGCAGCCACGTAGAGGTTGTAGGCAACGATTCCGTCTGCAAGATTCCTAATAAGGAACTGCTCACGGAACGTGGGCTTGATCTGACGGATTAGGATAATAGCTTCCTTGTGCATTAGCGTACAGTCAGTCTGTCCAGTAGACGGTGCCCTAAGCAGGTTAGAACTATATGCTGGATAGTTGTAGAGCGGAGGAAGCGTAGCAGTTTCAATAACCGACTTCGCATCTACAAAGTCCTTGCTGGTAAACTTGTTGTTACCAAAGAGTGCAGAAACAGCAGCAGGGCCAAAGACCCACGAAGCGTTGTCATACACACCAGAATCCGCTAGGTACTGCCACGCACGCCGTAGCACAGCATCGTCAGGGTCGGCACCAAGCGTACCAACGATCTGAGTAAAGCTTTGGAAGAGGGCAGAAATGCTAACCTCCATACCACGCATGAGTGCATATCCAATACCCTGTGCGATTCGCTGGCGCTCATCATACTTAGACTGAGCAGCAACGACGGCGTTCAGAAGTGCGGCTGCATACTCAAACGTATTCACCGTCACATCCTGTACGTTTCCAAACGCTCCAGTTCCGGGTACAGACTGAAAGCTAATGGTGTTTCCAACACCCTCGCTCTTAGTCTGCGTGTCATAGTTCGCCCGCAACGGAATACGAAGCACGCGACCTACACGAAGCTCATCTTCATAAGACGTATTTACAAGCTTTGGTAGCACTTCATTAAACTGGATCGCATCGCGCGTGTCATCAGCCCACACAATCGGAAGAAAGTCATCGTGCGTGGTGCTGGTCATCTCACGGTCTGTAATAGCCAATTAGTTGTTCTCCTTCCTAGTTATATTATTTAATACTAGCCGAACGTCTCCGAGCAGCAGACCAGTTATTCACATACTCTTGAATCTCCGAACTCGGCACACCGCTCTGCTTAATCCTCTGGTAGCCCTCTTCGGAGAATTCAACTGGTCCTGCCTTCGGATCAGACTTCGGCACACGGGGAGGCTGCTTACTCGCCTCTATCTTCGCCTTCGCAGCGGTGACAGCATTGGAGTCTGCAATCTTCCCCTTCACTGCCCTGCGATTCGTAAGCTGTTGGTGTTCAAGCGTCCGTCCGTTCTCAGTTGCTCGGTTTGCTACGAACCCAAGAAGCTCTCTCATCCAGTAGGCATCTGCCCGCTGTGACTGTCGTGGATCGCCTCGCATCCGATTCGCGGTATTAACGATCCCCTGTAGCTCCTCGCGGTGTTCGTCCGAGAGTTCTGGCAGCACGTCAGCAAAGACATGATCGAACCCGTCCTGTGTGGCGGATTCAAATATGTGCCGCTCATAGAGCGCAGTTGCCGAGCCATACTGCTCAAGTGATCCGATGAACTCTGTTTTATCAAAGACGTTGGCATCAATTCCTTCTTCACCATTTGCGGCCTTAGCAAGTTCGCCTGCGGCTTTCGTTGCAAACTGTTGCATCTTCTCCGCCGCTACACGTCCCTGATTGACAAGCTGATCTGCCTGTCCCTGCCCATCTGTTGCAGACTGATACTCCCGTACCTGCCGTGCGACTTCGTCCTTGACAGACTTGGAGACGATATCCTTAATACCCTTTGTGCTTGCAAGTTTATCTCCATAGGAGTCAGCAATCGCTTCAATAGTATCATCGTCTAGTTCCCACGGTTCATCGGCTTCCTTAGGCTCTTCCTCCTTGGTGTCCGCCGTTTTCTCAGTATCCGCATCCGGTGCAGCGTCAACAACTGTCGGCTCAGGAGCAACGGGGTCTGCCGTTGAGTCCTTTGCTTCAACAGGATCGGCTGGAGCCTGATCTACGGGTTCCTGAGGAGCGTCCGTCACGGGAGGGTTATCGGTATCTTCCACGACTGTTGTGTCTTCCTCTACTACTTGTATCTGTGTAGCCATTAGTTAGTCTCCTATCATAAGTATATCATACCCTAACCCTAACGTCAAGGTGAAGGTTTATCGTTGTACTGGTTTCGATACAGCGAATTCTCTATATCCCCAACGATCAAGAATGACTAGAAGGTTGGGATGTTCAGCATACCATCGCTGATTCGCATCATCCTTACGCCGACTGTAGACCTTTAAGGTACGATCTCCATCTCTAAAGGCGTCTCGTGCTCGTGGGTTATTGGGGAATTTTAGGTTTGCACGATCACTTACTTGTGCCTCATATTCTCTCCTTGTCTTCGGTAGTCGCATATCAGGACGCTGCCTCCGCATCTCATCCCACACGCCCTGTCCGATATCAAACCAGCCCGACTCACGGATTATAGTCTTGTCATTACGTAGTTGGGCATACTCAGGCACCGTGCGTGAATCCAGCCCAAGCTGTGCGTCCACTGCATCTGCCCGCGCTGTGCCAATACCATCAAAGAACCGCTCTAGCTCATCAAACATCTCCTCACGTTGGGCAGGATCAAATGCTACATCAGGGTACTTATCGAAGATGCCAAAGTAGTTATCCAAGTCATCAAATACTGGACCAGAGCGTTCCTTCTGTTCAATATCTAAAGTTTCAAACTCTGCCTGAATTGCTGTTTGCAAGCCACGGCGAGCAATAATCGCATCACCTACTGTATCCCGAAACTGCTTACCTTCCCCCGAACTCTGTCCGCTACTGCGATACCGCTCTGCTGCGCCTTGGAGTGTGCGGTCAAGCTCTTCTCTCCCTCTATCAGCAACATCACCGAGTAGGGCACGCTGACCGCCCTCACTCACATCACCCGCACGTTCAGCACCGCTCTCCTCGATCTCTGACCACAGCTTAGGCGCAACCTTCTGGAACTCTACCCTATCTTCCGGCAGAAGTTCACCAAACGTTTGTGGCAGATCGTCATACTGATAGGGGTCAATCATTCCCGCCTCAAACATGTCAGCAATAACCTGCTCGGTAGCCGCAGATCGTGTTTCATAGGTCTGAATGCCTACACCTACAAAGGCTAGTAATGATGTCATACGGTTAATCGGCGTACCGGATGCGAATGCCTCCTGTACGTCCTGCCCAAAAATCGGAACAAAAAGGTCAGTAGCCAACTGAACCAGACCGATATCTTCACCAATGAACGTCTCCCCTTCAAGAAGTGACCAAATCACACCTGATCCTGGAGCCATCTTTGATCGAGTAAAATTAAGAAGCGCGGCTTTAATATCTACATCTTGCAAGTCGCCCACTTCCGGCTTTCGCTGCCCACGACTAATCTGTGCTATATACCGCATAAGCGGCTGGAGTCCACTCGTAATATCAATCCGCTGATTACCAACCCTCACCTTTGCAAAGTCAACTGAGCGCGGGTCCATTTCAACCTCTGCAATACCGCTTGCCTTAATAACCCCCAGAATACCTGCTAGTGTGCCATAGAACTGTGTCAGCTTTCTCACAGCCAACATACGTACTGGCATAGGTATCCCTGACTGAGCCGCAAACCGCAGACGAGTTACTTGTCCAGCCACAAAGCGGGGGGCAAAGAATATCACGTTAAGGGGGCCAAGGTACTTCTCCAGTTTTCCTAGCGCCCCACGGCCAGAGGTTTCATTAACAAAACTACCAAGAACCTGTGCAGCCTTATCGTTTTGCGCGTTCTCCGCCATGAAATCACGGAGGACATCCGCCTTTCCACCACGGGTTGGCGCATCTAGATAACGTATCCGTGTTTCTGGGGAAATGATGTCTCTTACAAGCCAATTCTCCCAGTTCTCTGCCCTACTTGTAGAAATGTAAATAGACGCACTTCTATCGGTAGCATCAAACATTCTTCCAAGTAGAGGAATATCCCGTAGCTGCCGCGCAAACCAGCCCTTCTCTGTCCCCATCAACGCTAATTCTTCACCCGCGATTTGCTCGCTGAGAACGGGCATGGTTACATTTTGCTCACGTGCTAGGCGGTAGACCGGATCATCTATCAGCCTCTCAGTCGTCTTCGCTGCATCCGTCGCGCTAAGGAAAGCCTCAGGATACGTTCTGGCACGCCGAAGCCATAGTCCGGGTTCAGTGATGGCGGAGAAAAGGTCCTGACGTAACATATAGGACCAGTCGCCCAGTCCTGCCAAGAACCGACGCGGGAGATTCCAGACAGTCAATGCGCCCCAAAGAATCTCATCCGACACCTTCAGCGGGGCCTCGGCCATTGCCTTTGTCAGCGCAACGTGGAAGTCAAAGCCTAACGCATCTTCTAAAAGGTCCAGCTTCGACCGTGTGAGCTTGTTGTAATCACCTGTCAGCACCGATTCCAACGCCTCAAGTGCGTTCCCCGCCTTCAGCGGTTGTTTCTTCGTAACACGGAAATACTGATTAATTGCATCAGTCAATACCTGTTCCGTTTCGGGATCAAGCCGTACCGCTGCGCCTTCCAGCCCTTCAGGACGTATCTTTCCCTTTAGTGCCCCACGTGTACGGGCAATCTGCTCGCCAATTGGTAGTCCTGTCGCACTTTCAAGAGCGCGTCCAGCGGCAGCAGCTTGGGTACGCCGTCCTGCGCTAACTTCCACCTCCGCCAACGTCACACTACGTCGTGCTGACTGCACCGCATCGGTCAATTTATCTACAGCCCCAGGGTTATCAGCTAGAACATTTGCCCGTCCTTCTGCCGCTTGTGCATCTATCCTAGCCTGATCACGGCGGGCCGGAGTTGCGCGTTCTGCCTTACCACGCTGAATGTCAGCAGTTTTCTGAGCACGGTCGAGACGGACCGCCATCCTGTCCCGCAGCTTGGGAAGCTCAAACTGGTTATAGTCCTGTATGTCCTTCAGTTCTTTATTCGCACCTCTGAGCTTGGCACGTAGTTCTTGTGCTGTCTTACGTAAGGCCCCCTTTGTTCCTCGTACTGCACCGTCCACCGCATCATCAGCCTGCTTTACACCCGCCTCAAGCGCGGCTATCCGTTCAGGAAGGTCGCCTTCTGGCTTAGGCTGAAAGGTTGTAAGCGGGGAGTCTTCGCCGCGCGCGATAGCTTCATCCACCACGTCGCCAGGTTTTGTGGGGGCCTCTGTCACAGCCTTTGGTGGAATATCAACATCAAACTCTTCACCCTTAACTCCACCGCCAAGCCTTCCACCCTCAGTACTAATAGCTTCTCCTGTAACCCGTGCGGCCCCCCGCTCCTGCCCGGCTTCTATTGCACGGTTACGTAGGGCACTACCAAAGCCCTGTCCACGGAACTCCTCTTCCACAAAGACATTGACAACCTCTACACGCTCTAGTTGGCGAGGATCAATTCTATATTCAATCTCCCCTATACGTCGTCCCCCAGCATCAGTGGCATCCTCAATAATCTGTCCCTTTGTAATGTCTGTTGGACTTTGAGTACGAGGGGTAAATGTAAGTCCTGCACCTTCCACTTGAGCAGCCCCAGGCTCCACGGCACGCACAGCGGGAGAAGGTACAGCCTCCTCCGCTACATCGGCAAAGAACCGAGGATCATCCACCTGTGAGATCGGAACATCTACAGGCACGCCCCTCCCTCGCAACTTATCAATGAACGGAGTAATTGTCTTTTTAACAAACGGACCCACAATTGTCTCTAGTCCACCACGAGCGAGGCCACCAGCGGCAAAGATAAGCAGGCTCTCTGCTAGCGTGGGATCATCTTCCCCACGTGAGCGCCTTCCCGCGATATCCTGTCCAACGTTGATGGCCCCTTCCTGAGCCATGACATTTATTAAAGCAGGCAGTTGTTTTAGGATCGGCACTCCAGCCTTAATTCGAGATACAGGAAGCAGTGAGCTAGGAACAAGGAACTCGGCCCCATACTTAGATATTGGTTCTGCCCAATTATCGGGCACGCCTGCACTTGTCAATGTGGTACGGAGGAAAGGACGTGTGATAGGTGTAATAACATCCTGTTCAGCTTCCAGGGCAGTTAGGATACGCTCCTGCTGTAGTCCTGGTATAACACCTGTGGTAACAATATCATCACCTGCTTCACGCAGCTCCGCTCCTGCTCCCTTAAAATCGCCAGTAACTAAGGCGTCTACGGCCTGCCCCAGATTGGTAACCAAGCTAACTGTCGGTTCAATAGCAGTTATATCCTTTACTGCTCCCGGAATAGCCTTAACAGATTCCTTAAGTCCCCCTAGTACCGTTTCCGGCTCCTCCCGTGGTTCGCGTCCTAACTGCTCACGTATAGACGGACGTTCCCCTTCAGGAATCACAGGAATGGGATCAATAGGCGGACCAAGCGTAGCTATCACGCGATTAGCCCGTGCGCGATCTTCTGCTGAGAAGCGCCAAATGCTATTATCTTCCGCACGGGCAGCAATAGCAATATCCTTAAATGCCTTCGCAGATAGTCCCTCCTTCTGCACTGCTGCTGCCATGGGAGCTAATGCCACACGTAGCTCAGGTGATAGGTTCTCCATCATATCACCAAATGCCTTCAGACGCCGTGTGCCTTCGTTTAACCGTTCTTCTTCTAATACCTCATAATAGGGACGGTCCTGCGTACCCGCACGGAACGCAGCAGCCTGACGTACATCTGCGCCCAGATCGTCTTCATCTGGAGCAAACCCCTCACGCAGAAGCTCTAGTTGGTTACGGTCTTGCTCATCTCTAGCCTGTTCTGCCTCTTGAGCGAATGCAGCATCCCTCTGAAGTTGTAGGCGATAGTCATCTTGAAGACGCTGTGATCGCTGTCCTAGCTGACTCTCAGCCTCAATCATAGGCGTCGCTTGAGCCTGTGCTTCTAGAGCCCGTATTAGCTGGCTCCGTACAGGTGTAGAGATCGGCCTGGGTTCAGGGACAGGCGACAGGGGGAGTGGTTCCGGCCCATGTATAATGGACTGTGTCGGACGCCTCCGACGCGCCATGCGAAAGATAGTATCACCAAATCTAAAGGGAATCTTGGTAGCCTCCTAGCTAACCTTGGGCGTATTCAAGTCCCCTGCACCAACGTTCTCACCTTGTTCGGAGAACTTAAAGCGAGACTTCTTATGCTCCTCTAGCCACTTTTCCAGGGAGTTCAAGCTATAGCCTATATCCTGTAGAAGACCCTCATCTGCGTATAGTTCGTCCATCCACGCTCGTGCATCAACACGTGTAGTAAATGTCTTACCTACGGGGGAATTATCACGGACATCGAACACGCCCCAACGGACGCCGACTTGCCGAACATCAAAATGAAACGCCATGCTCATACCCCTTATCTAGAAAAGCCTCTCGGCGTAAACTGTTGCATAATAAATGACACATCCTCTGGGCGTAATCCAAGCGACTGAAACAGCCCAAGGAGGGACTGTTGAATCACAGGACTCGTCTGCCGAAAGAATGATGGAGTGATCTGGTTTAGAAGCGGGGCCTGTCCACCCTGAAGTCTTCCCTGTCCTTCCTGACTAATAAACGGGTTCCCAGCAACAGCACCGCTAAGAAGTCTCGCTGCCTGTGCTGTAGGGCTATCATCAATTACAGGAGGCGTTAGTGTAACAGGACTGGGGGAAATACTTACAGGCTGCCCTCCCAATCCACCAGGAAAGGGCTCAGGAGGTAACTGAGGTTGTACCCCCTGCGTTTGGATAGCACGGAAAATATCTTGGATATTCGTCCCCTGACCAAACTGACTAACAGCTTTCTGTACCGGAGACTGATCAAACAACGAAGTTCTCACAGACGGATTCTTACTTCTCTTACGTGCTGCAAAGGATGTATGAGGCATTACAGTGTTCCCCCTGCTTGAATTTTCTTGAAGATATCCTGGGTGCTTACTGTCTTACCTGTGTTAATTGCAGACGGTTGCTTACCAAACCCACTAATCAACTTCTGAAGTTCCGATGGAGCAGTAGGAGCCCCCTGTCCTCCTGGCGCAAACTGCCCCGCACCTTGCAGAAGCTGCTGGACTAGTTGACCAAATATCGGATCAGCAGGCCGCCCCCCTGTCTGAGCAAAGTCCTGTGCAGGAGCCAACGTCCCACCACCAGCAGCACTGAACCCCTGCAATGCAGGAACAATACTAAACGGATCACGTTGAACATCCATTACCTGTTGTAGAAGACTGCGGCCAAATTCCTGCCGTGCCAGTTCAGATTCCAGCGCAAGTCGCTGTGCCTCAAGGTTCAACCCTGCAATATCGAACCCGCCTGCTATGTTAAAGGGGTCCTGACCAAATAGGTTATTGGCCTGTAGGCGCTCCTCAATTTGTCTCCTCTGTGACGGTGTTGGATTAGAAAACGGCATGATTAAATCTGTCCTACCCCCCTAAGCATCGCCCCAATCTGGAAAGGAAGGTTGCCCTCAGCAGGGGTTGCAAGTGCCTGGGGATTGAATTCACGCTCCACTACAGGAGAAGGCGTAAAGGGAAGGTTGAAGTTCTGTGACACCTGTGCAAGTGCCCCTCCTGCACCAAGGCCAGGGAATTCTGTAGTCCCCTTTGGGACAAGAAGCCCCATAAGTTGCCGTGCTTCCTGGAACGCAGACAGCCGACGATTATCAGCCAATGTACGTGATTGGTTAAAAGCATTCAGCCCGCCAAGCGCACGGTCTAGTGTGATACGGCGTGCTCCCTGCGCTTCCTGCACACGACTGGAGCGCTCTCGTTCTGCTAGCTCGGCTTGGAGAAGGGCAAGTTCACCTGGACGGAACTGAGGAGATGCAGCACCGCTACCTGTTCCGGTGCCAAAGGTAGGATCACGTAACGTCTCCCAGCCTACAAACTCTCCAGAGTGCTCATTATATAAGGGAAGGCGCACAAAGCCTGGGAGATCATAATTCGGTGAGATGGGATTATCTTTTGTGCCGAAGTCCCTACCCCCACCATCGCCCCCATCACCGCCTAGCGGGGCTGCACCCAGGCGAAATGCTTCTAATTGACTTTGACCAACATCAGGATGAAAGGGCATTATACTCCACCATAGCCCCCTATGTATTCAACTACATTGTACCACATTATGTTCTACCTTGCAAGACCTGACGAGGGATGTCTAATCGTTCAGCCTCATTGAGCAGCTCTGCCTTAGCCCCAATTGTGGGCTGTTGGTCTACGAGATTTTGGAAGGCTTCTAGGCTGAGCTTGGTAATATCTGCCCGCGTTACCGGCACCTCAAGTGGGCCATATCCATCAATGTATACAGAAGTCAGTAGGCGATCTATAATCTGCTGTACACCATCAAGGACGTTATTAAATCTTTCATTTGTCCATTCTGCACTCAATAGCTGTGTATGATCTGGGCGTGCCATTAGAACTAACTTACCTCTATCCCTTCTGGAACACGGGGACCATCCTCATTAGTTGTCTGGACTACAGGCATCCCGACACCAGGAACCCTCTGTGCTAGATCAGCACCGCCGCCCCCGCCCTGCGCCAGCCCCGTACTGGGATCAATACCAAGAGGCAACTGTTGAGGGGGTGCCTGCTCTACCGCTTCATTAGCCCCCAGTGCGACCTGAATCTGTTGTTTCCCGTAAGCCTGAGCCAATTCCGCCAGGGCTGGTATGAGCTGTTCCATTGTGGCAATCAGCAACTTACCCTCAAATACCCGTGCAATCTCCTCATCAGGGTCTTCCGTATCCGATTGTTCTACTACAGTCTGATAACTCGCTGTCCCCTGCTCCATCCGCTGTGCGAGCGCCTGCCATTTCGCATACTTCGTTACTGGCGTCTCAGCACCAAGGGTTATGATAAGGTCAAAGGGAAGGTCAGCCATCTCAGGCCGGATAGCCGCAGGCTCTACAACACGAATCTTCTCACTACCACGCCGCGCGCCATCAGGCATTGCGGGAATGAAAATCGGTAGGCCATGCTTACGAACGGCATAGACGATCCCCTTCATCAGCTCTGCCAGGGCCTCCTTCCGCACATTCTGGTAGGGGACCATTTGAATGTCTGCCTGAGCAACCTGGATTGCTAACCTGTGCCCAGAGGCTTCAGAAGGCGCACCGCCCTCCTGCGCTTCCTGCATCTGATACTCAGCCGTCTCCGCAAGCAGCCTGCCCTCAGCCTTATCCAGATCAGCGTTGGGAGTCTCTACCCGCTTAATCTCACCAGGGATGGTGGGAATGGCACGGTTCTCTTGTCCTACCTCAGGGGTCTTCTCTTCATCTGAGGGGAGCATTGGCTGATCGGGAGATACTTTGATATAGGGGGGTGCAAGGGCCTCTTCCAGAGAAGCAGAAAGCCGTGCAGTCATCAGCACGTTCAACGCCTGCGCTGTAGAAAGGATACCTTCAATAACCGGCTGGTACTTGTTCTCTGGGCTATCCTCCGTAGTCACATCACCAGGAACAAGAGCATATCCCGTAGTATAGGGGCCAAAGGGATTATCGAAATGAAAGATAACACCCTTATCTCCCTTCCTCCCACGAGCGCCCCTCTTCAGCTTCGGGTGCTCAATCATGATCACAATATGCTCACGTGTCCGTATTTCCGTATAAGACACCCGTGTACTAAGAGCATCGCCTACATGAGGCCCCGCATCTGAATCAGGAGGAGGATACGTCCGAGCACCAACTGCCTCTGTCGTTTCCTTCTCAATAAATACTTTCCCGGAGCTGGAGTCAAACTTCAGTCCGTAACCCCTAAAGGCTTCTAGAAGTGGATTCAGCGCCTTCTCTCCTGTCTCTACCATAAGGGCTACGCCGTCATCATCCTCCCACCAGTAACAGTTAAGGGGGTCTACGGCAATCAGGCGCATAGGCGGAAGTTCTGCCTTCAATGCGTCTTCCGTAACCGTCTTAAACGCTGCCTCCTCACTCCCATCTGTCCGCTTTGCCCGCTCAGTACGGAAGCTAGCACGGGCCTTATTACGATCTTCAGCCCCTTCAATATCCGCCTCTTCATCATCACTCGTAATATCATCTAGATCAAAATCCTTGAGGGAGATACCATGCGTGGGAAGGAACTCCACCTTAGCGATGCCCAGCCCATCCCCTTGCTGATGCTCAACGAGCTTCCAGTCAAATGTGGGCTTCCCGCGATTCATCCAGTTATAGAGGGCCTTCAGACCGTTCTCAAGTTCCTGTGCCTGAGCTTGGAATTCAGGACCAGAGCGGAGAAGGATAACCTCAAAACGGGGATGGTTAGCAATCAGCCGCTTTGTACGCTTATGCGCTTCCTGGTTAGGGAGTTCAGTCTGGTACACCATGAGGGCCGTATCGCTAATGCGAGGGTTTAGGGGCAGGGCCTTCAATGCGTTATCCATCTGACGATAGCGTATTTTACGACGATCCGCCCAGAGCCTATCCCGTGTACGATAGGCTTTCATTACTTCGCCTCTTAGTTTCCAGATTTCAGATTCTTCTGCGTCTTCAAGCATTTTTACCTCCTCACCACAATACCGTTAGGGCCAAGACTGTAACTGCGCTGTACGCCGTGCCTGCCACCCCCAGCAAAGGCGTGCTGTATACCATACCTAGCAGCATCCCCGGCGTGGTCTTCCCCATCAGAATCTACATCTTCAATGTTGTGCTCGTCTGAGATCAACAGGGGCAGTGTTCGGACTAGATTAACACAGGTATTAAAGGCATACAAGTGAGGGTGTGCCAAAATCCCCCCTTGTGGGGCCTCTGTCCAGTCGATCATCTCACGTAACTTCCGCCATCCCGCAACCCGTTCATTGTTTCCTTTGATAATCCTAGTTGTGCCGCCGAACTGTTTCTCCCATTCAGCAGATAGGGACTCCACACGATCCCCCTTAACATTGATCTTGCCAAACATTGAGGGGTCGAGAATAATGGCTCGAATCTTCTCTGAGGAATCAACCACAGACTGGTGTGCCCTATAGACTTGTTCAGGGAGTTTTACCCCCACACCATACTGTTCACGATAGAAGTATGCAGATTTCGTCCCAGGCGGACGGGCAAACCACAGCACACAGTAGGGCGCAGCGAACCCATAGTCTACACACATGAAGCGGTCCCAGTCAGCCGGAATGTCGAAGGGCTGGACTACATGGATTGTAGGCTCCCACCGCTGAAAGAACTGTCCCATGAACACGTCCCAGTTCCCCATCGCAGCTTTATACTCTTCACGAGTCAGCGCGCGGAGACGTTCTACATACTTAGGATCAGCCTTCATCAGTGTAGGATTATCGGTAACAATAGCGGGAATGAATTGGCGCGTCATGCCCCCTTCGTCAGCAGGGCCTTTCCAAACCTCATTCGGCTTAACGTTCGAGTTGTCAAGCCAGCGCGCCTTTACCCAACCGTGCCCCCGCCCTAGAGGGGTAGCACCAGCACGTATCCTGGGTCCAGTCCACCAAGGTTTCGTAGAGCGGCAGCGGGTGGTCAGGTAAGTGTAGGTGAATTCCGTAAAGTGAGTCAGCTCGTCAAAGAGCATGGCGTCGAACTCAGCCGTGTCGTAGCCCCTGGCATCCTCATCTTTCTCACAGTAACGCAAGTGGAGGATGGAGCCATTTGTAAAGATCAGATCGTGTGAGCCTGAGGAATAGTGGGCCACGCTCTGGGGCACTTCCTGTTGGATGGAGATAATATGTGTCTCTTCCAACTGGCGGTAGGACTGGCGGAATAGGACTACACGCGCCCCAGGAAAGCTCATACAGTAATTTACAGCATAGGCCCTCAGCGCATAGGACTTCCCCCCGCCCTTCGCCCCACCATACAGTACCTCCTCTGCCTCACTCATGAGAAAGTCTGACTGTGCGCCGACATGGGTCTTATATAAGACCTTACGATTGGCAGACGGGCCAGCGCCCTTACGGATCGCCTGCTGTTGTGCGCTTAAACGAGCCTTAGGACGTGCCACTAGCTACCCCTTCGGTTTCCTCTTTTTCGTATGTCTCGGCATCTACTACTTCTCCTTCGATCTCCTTCGGTTTAGGTGTCAGCGTGGGCACCCATGGGATGAACGTAACTTCACCTTCTTCTCCTGATAGCTCATGCCTCTGGGGGACCTTACCAATCCCATGCTCAATCAGGAACTCAAGTGCCTGACGATCAGGTATCTGCCTATATATCTTTGAGGTATCAGACCGTCCATCTACTTTCTCAAACCATACACCTTTAGCCAGTTCTTCAAGGATTCCAATATACTCTGGCAGATGTTTGATAATATAACCGTCAGTCCGATCCAGTATACGCCGACGACGGTTATCACTTATCCTAGCGCCTCCCTTATCTGGCATCTAGTTTGTCACCGCAATAATAGCAATAGTAAGTGCAACCACGCTCACACACGCCGCCAGAAGAGTTGCTACAGTATTTATGACATGAATATCATACATCCGAACGAAGACATCATAGAGCTTCTGAAACTGTTCATCGCTGTTCATCTGCTGTCCTCACATCTCATAAGAATAGTGCTGGGGGACCTTTGAAGGAGGCAGTCATCGGCCCCCCAAAGTACAGGCATCGCACCCATACTCATACTGCACTATACTAAGTATACCATGACCCTTACGTTAACGTCAAGGATGGGGCAAAAGAAAGCCGCCACCCCGCTTGTAGAGGTGACGGTTAACAGTGCCGGACTTTACACCCAGGACTGGTAATCTAATTATACCATATCTTCTGTAGAGGGTGCAAAGTCGTCTGGAAAGCCGTGCATCTGTGGTGTTGCGGGCACTCCCTCTGAGCCTTTTGCTAAGCCCTTCAGTTTAGTATTAGACCAGTCTGCACGGGGATCAGCAACGAGATCAGACGTACCAGCAATATGCCGTCCTATATCCAGATACCATAGCCCACGGAGGATGCTGACGATCATTCCCGTTCCCACACCACCAGGACCGTCGAATGGAATAATGGAATCGAGTGCCCACGCTTCTTGACTGTCTAACTCAATCTCTAGCGCATCTTCTTCCTCATCCATCATACGAAGGATCAGATTGTTTACCCGTATACGAAGGGCGCGGGTAATACGGTCAATCTCGTTGACCGCAGGATCACGATAAGCAATATCAATCCCAGGCCGAATGATGTTCCGTATCATCCACGCCCCTTCCATTGGAAGCATCATACGGAAGGTGGGATTATCCTCAGGTATCAGGTCAGATATAGCCATCCTAATTCTTCTCCCATCGTATTACAATACTATCCCCAGGACGTGGTAGTGGTGTGGGGAGATAGCGATCTGCCCAGTTCTCCCAGATGTGTTCCCAATGTGTAACTAGTGCTCGTTGCAGGTGGAAGGGGAGGTCTTCGAGATCATACCGGAGTATGTGCTTTTGTTCCGATACATATACAAGATCACCATTATCTATCTCCTCATCATAGTATGCCTCCACCCACTTGTGATGCCTCTCTCTCCAATCAGGATCGAACCTCCAGGACCAGCCATCATACTTAAAGGCCAGAAGACGGGCTATCTCCCTATCCATCGCATACTGGAACCCCTGGACACGTTCCTCGACTTCCTCATCACTAATCTCCCTCATAGTCCAAAGAGCATCATACTGGAAGTCAGGGTAGATGTCAGGGTGGTAATAGTGGACTACTTCCTCTGCTTCCTCTGCGATTTCATTCGCTAGCTCTTGTGGCATTTCCTTATAGGGGGATATTGAAGATACGTGGAGGCGCACATGCCCTGCTCCTGATCCTGTTGCGTGGAACGTTCCCAGACGGAGGAGAACGCTGATCGTCTTACCGCTATCCAGACGCCCATTATCATAGAAGAATCGGATAGCTTCTTCGATGCCCTGCCGATCCCCCTCATCCTCTGCATCAAATTCCACATCATCCACATCATGGCCCGTAGCTACGAACATATAGGTGTAGTGAGAAGGACAGTATAGGGGGATATAGGGGGGTATCGGAGTATCCCGTTCAGCTTCCGCAGTTGTTACGATATTACAGAGAGTACAGGATGGGACACGCATACTAGCCTTCTACAACCTCAACATCAATTCCTTGAGATATAAAGGTTTGTAATAGCTTCTCAGAGATTTCACTGTGTATAGAAGTCTCCAACACGTTAACCGTCGCAATTACTATATACGTTACACTCCCATCAAGGGATGTACGAACCTTAACAGTGATCTGCTTGTTCATGTCTGCCTCCTATAGTATTAGTTGACTACTTCTGGGGAGCCGTACGAAATCCTCCGTCACGCTTTTGGTCATCGCAAAGGCGTTTTGGACTGTAATACTTCTCAGGATCAGGAGTCTTCTCCGGTGCTTCTGTAGGAGTCTTGGTAGGGGTCTTGACTGGCGCTTCGGTAGGCATTGTTCTTATACTCCTCTCACTATAATTGTATCACAGGGAACGGGGGAATGTCAAGCAGCAGCCCATTAGTAATATACTATAGCACATGTCTACTTAAAGTTAATTACGGTTATTCCCTACAATAACAATTGCCAGAACAATTGCTCTCATTAACTGCTAACTTACCTACATAGATTAGCTCTTAATCGAATAACCGTAATTTAGTTTCAGTAGACACTACCGTATAGTATATGTTATAGCCAAAGCCCGTCATCTGTTGTACGTTCCCGCGTGTAACGGCCCGGCAATGCTAGCTCCATGTAGTCATCATAGAGTGTTGCATAAACCAAGCAGAATTGTGGGTCCTTCTGTACAACTGCCGGACAACGATACTGAACAGGATCAGCCTGTACACAGTTAAGCGCCGCCTTTGTTCCATGATCACAATGTCTGTTAAACGCCTTAAGCGCGGCTTCACGTGATCTAGGATACCGACGAGTACATCGGCCCGTCTTGGAGAGGCCAGCAAGTACGCCCTCACGCTTGTTTAGACGATACCGCCGTTGCTTATCCCGTTGTGAGTGCCTTTCATTCAGGTACTCCCGTGGACGCCCTACTCTCGGCTCCTCTATAAAGTTTGCACCACAGCCACAAGCACACACAACTAGACGGCTCATACGTATACCCCCTCTTCCTCCCAAGGTTGGAGATCGCTAGTAGGTAAGGGATTAACCGCATCAGCCTTGTCAAAATCATTCATCCAGAACCCCAGGTAGGTAGTATACCTACGGCGATAGTTAGGAATCTTCCATTCGAGGAAATCGTCTAGGAGCGTCCCGTAGGCAATGCAGAGCTTCTGATCACACGTCCAGTCTTTGTGGAAGGCCGCAGGACAACGGTTCTGTGTACGAGGGAGGGACTTGGGACAGTAGCGGTGCCCGATCTTGTTGTACTTACAATGATCCTCGAATACCTTCTCAGCGATCTTGAGAGACTTAGGCTGGTATCGCCTACATTGGTCCCCTACTATCTGTACCCCCTCCTTCACCCGCCTCCGGTAGTTCTTCATTGCTACCTTCTTAGCGTGGGTGAAGTTCAGGTACTCCCTCGGACGGCCTACACGGAGGTCTTCAGTGAAGGTAGTAGCGCAGCCACAAGCACAGAGGACTTCTTCATTCCACATATGAAATAAGCCCTAAGAAACTACCTCGACAGTAATCCCTCTGAGGTAGATTAAGTCCTGTAACAGCCTCCACTCCACCATCTCTCCTACTCGAATTTCTACCGTATTTATGGTCCGTACCACTATAAAGGGACCGTCAGTGCGGAGGGACTGTCTTACGATCATCTTCTTCTCAACCATGCCTAATCCTCCTTCCTATATATGTAATAGTATCCCCTCATGCGCCATCCTGGAGCCTCATCGCAAGAGTAAACAGTGTAAGCAGCCTCTCAGTCCTATCCCGCTCCCGCTCCCCTCTAGGCCCTATCTCATACAAGAGGCGATCAATTTCCCCCTCCAGCCATTCTGCTTTTAACGTTTTCTTTACAATGCATTCACAGTCTCGCCCATGATAGCACAGTTCGTCACCCTGCGGATATTTTCCCATCTAGTCCTCCTATATATATAATAGTATAACGGGATATTACGTTATTCCCGCTACCGCTGCAAGCATCCCCACATAGCATGTGAAACGCATCTGGCCCCATCTAGAGGGGGTGTGGACCGGACAGTACCTCTGTATCTTACATATGCAGTGGATAGCTGTCGGACATCCGTAGCATTCCTGTTTCTTTGTGAACATGATCCTATACCTCCTATTTTAGTCCTTCTAGATTAGGGCGAATCCCCCTTACGCCCCTTGCACAATGTATACTCCCTATCCACTAGTGCCAGCCTCACATGCCAATGGCCGAACCGACTGACGTGAACTTGCGCCCCTTCACCCCCACGACGAGCGTCATATCTCAGAACGCTGCATCGCTGCCCATGCAACAGTACAGGGGTCTACTCTAAGTATACCACATTTCCCACTACTTAGCAAGGGTATGAGAAAGCCCCCATTTCTGAGGGCTTCTCACGCTGGCCCTACACGAGCCATCTAAAGGGTGCCCGGGTCCGACCCCCAGTTCCAACATCACAGCCATCATGGTAATCCGCATATCGCATACGTAGTACGCCGCAGACACTTAGGCTAGTGCTAGAACCGTCTACCTTCAGTATACTACCTCTCATCTAGGAAGTCAAATACGCCGGGTCAGGGATATTTAAAGGCTTTTCTAGCTCCCACGGTGGGAGTGCTTGTTCCTCTGATACCGCACGCAGTTCATACATCAGCACAGCGTCCATCATCTTATCAAAGGTTTCTTTGGAGAATTTCCCATCAGGAAGATCATTCCCTCGTAGCCAGGTTTCACCCGGACGTGCAAGTCGAGAAGATGCCCCCATACCGAGATAGGCGGCCTTAAACACTACGAAATAGTTATTCTTCGTTGTAGAGAAAACGACCCTCCCGTCCTCACTGTTCCATTCCCACCGCAAGTGCTTTGGCCTAAACCCCCTATTAGTGAACCATTCCCTCAATTGGTCCTGAGCTGAAGTGTCAGGGTACGTAGTTAGAGCAGACATGATACTGCCCTCCTTTCTACTTACAGTATACCACCCCTTCTAGCAGAACACAACCCCCTATATATAGTAATATTCCAGAGCGCCCCGATGATAGCAGCACTTATACCATTCTTACTAGAACATACGTTCGTCTTGATAGAGCACATGTTATAGGTAAAATGACTTCATAACCCCTTTCCCTCTACCGAATACTACAAAGGCTAGTGGTTGTGGCAAACCATAGACACATCCCTTAAATTTAGGCCTTCCACAGATGAAGTATATCTCCCCTTGCATACACCAGTCATGCCACCATTTTGTATTGGTTCGTGCCGGGATCAAACAAACTGTAACGCCATTAACTCTTTCTTCATACGCCTTTTGGACGAACTTCTTCATGTCCGCATAAGGTGGATTCATCCAATTCACCCCATCCCAAGACTTAGTTAAGCAGGAATCTTCCTCTGTCCAAAACTCTTTACACTTAGTATTTTCGAGTGAGGCACAAACATCACGTGTGAAGTGGAACACTGCATCTATTTGATCAAATAGACTATCAGGTGTCTCCCACGATTGGTTCGTACTTTTGAATCTATTCTTATCAAAATCTGCCATACATACCTCCTATATACAGTATACCATATTCGAGTAGAACGTATGTTCCACTATACCTTCCTAGTAGATGGTCAAAAATGCTTGGCTTGCTATGCATACAGCTACATATACGTGGTACCCAGGTGCGCCCCCCTTCAGTATACAAGAATGGAAGTATCCCCCCACCCCTACAATTATATATATATAGGGGGGTACTGGGGGTATAAGAAAGTATCCCGGAGTATATATGTATACATAAGGGGAGGGACCATGTATCTCTATTATAATCGCGCGCGTACACTGTCAAGGCTAGTACAAGAGTGTATACTATAGTATGTATAGTATCCCTATGTATATAGTATATAGGTAGACTGTTAGTAGTATACTAATAGTAGTACAGTATCTCCTTACATACTATATAGACTAGAGGGGAGGGATGGTGTATGAGTACTAGTATACTAGCATACTAGCATCCTATGTATCTAGCATCCCTCTATCTATTCAAGTATTCAAGTGATCTATTGTATATGATCTCTATCTACTTACTAGGGTACACCCGTCTAACCTTGACAGACAGTTATCTATATGGTATACGCGTACGCGCGATTAGAATAGGGTTAGAGGAACCCTCACGTTGACGTAAAGGTTAGAGTCAGAGAGATATGCAAACATTTGGGGGATTGACAAGAGGCGGAGGAAGGAGTAGAGTAGAAGCAATAGAACGAGGAATAGAAGGGAGTATTCCGTGGATGCCAAACAACAGGTGGTCCCTCAGTATACGATGGTAGAATGTTCGCGGTGTAGTATCCGTGTTCGGGCATCTACATATGGGGCTAACAGCTCGTGCATGGGATACGAGTATCACCAGTGGGTGGCGGTAGTCAGAAAGGCTAGGTGATGTAGGGAATGCTGCAAGGCCGGTAGTAGGAAACCAAGAGAAGCTATAGCTAGGCTACTGTGCCTAGTAGGGGGAAACAATGGCACGTACTAAGAAACGACTGTACTCTCCACTCGATATTGATATGCTAGAAGAGATGGGCAGTCTATATCTTGAAATTGGGGCGTACCGCCGGTTCCGTAATCGTGTTGGTGGGACGCCGGATGCAGCAGCATTTAAGGCATCTGTTGAGTATGAGGAATTGCAGACGTAGGAGGAATCATGGTACGTACAAAGAAAACATGTACAAACTGCGGCAGTACGTTGACGCTGCCTAGTGATGCCCGTGCAGAGGAGCGCGAAGCCTACGCCGCCAACATGTGTACCGTGCTCTATCTTTCAGTTATGTTAGTTGAAGGGCCAAAGCCCTGTCAGGGGAGGTAAGTAACATGGCACGTACAAAGAGAACACAGGCTGAGGAGCCTACCACAATTGAGGCTCTACAGGCAATCATGGGCGCGCTGCATGAAATGGATGCACGCCTGGACAAGCTGGAGACACCGGAAACTGTTACAGCGCACTCGGCTGCGAAGCCACAGGGGCAACCAGAGGAAACCGTTACGCAGATCAAGACGGACGATCCTGAACTGGTAGCCCTGAGTTCCCAGATCGCGCGCCAAAGCAAGGTCAAGCTGCTCAACAGGTGCGCCACACACAGCGTCGCTGCGATCAGGACCTACATGCTGGCGGGCGGGAAGCAGGCGCGTATGTTCATGCGGGGCGATAGGACAGAGGCGAAGGAACGGGAAGCGTTCGCCATGCTCGACGGTAGCGATGGCAGGCCCAAGTCTGTGTCCTACCAGTACGCCTCTGCGTTGCTACAGCGGGCGGAACAGGGCAAAGGGCCTCTCACTACTACGAAGAGTAGGGGAATGCCCAAGGGGAGTAAGAACAAGTAGTTAGACATTCACACTCTCCACGTGTGGGGAAGCACGGTACGACTGACCATCCTATACCACCAGCACAGTGCCGTGCTTCCCCCGTTACTGAAGGAGGTAAAGCATGTATCTGTACTGCGGAGTGTGCCAGTGTGAAGCGTCGGCTAATCCTGATGACTACTTCTACCTTGAAGATAGGCATATCTTCCAGTGTGAATGTGGTGAAGGGTTGAAGCTGGTTCAACGGCGTGGGCGCTTTAGAGGAGATGAGATAGTGTTCTCATACGTTACGCTTGGTGATCTGAAGCAGGCGAAGTTGGACTATGTACAGGAAGAGGCATAGCATAATGTTACAACGCATACGTAAGTGGGAAGACAATCACGAAACACTAGCACTACTCGTGGACCGGGGTGTGCATACTGTGTGGGGGGGAAGCCGAGGAGCAAGGCAAAGAATGGGCAAGGGAATACAATGTTTGAGCGGCTATTAGCTGAGGTGGAAGGAGATTAGGCACAATGGACATACAAGAAGCTAGGAAGTTACAAGGGAAGACGTTTAGGGTGAAGAGGGGAGCACTCAAGGGACTAGAGGGGGTGTTAGGGGGGCTAGCAAAGTATACTGGTAGCCTGAAGATGCTTATAGGGGAGAGGCTGCATGAAGTATGGCTCTGGTATGAAGACATGGAACTAGTACAAGAAGGCGTAGCCCCCAATACGTGTGGTGATCCTGTTAGCCAAGCAATCGATGAGGTACGTGAGCCTGCTACACTAACGCTTGCGGAGAAGCTGGCGAAGATAGACTGGGGCGATATACAGGTGTATGACGTGCTGGCTGCTATACGGGGGCCGGATCAACAGACCGAGATCGCAACTAATCTTAAACAGTTATTCACTAACCCCATACGTACGAAGATGAGCGGCGTAGCCTGGTACAGTGGAGTAACTATTAGTATAGCCAAGAGTCTATACAAGGAGCGTAGGAGTATTAGTCTGGAGTATAGACACTATCTAAATCACATCGTTGCTGCGGCAACGGTGTTAGAAATGGAAACGTTTCGTACCCTTGCAAGGGATTTCCGGGCTGGTACTGTTACTGAAGAGGCCATCTTACGAGTAGCAGCAGAGAGCGGGTGGTGTAGCGATGCCTGAAGAGAGAGCACTAATATCGTACAGTGCCATCTTAGAGTACGCAGTCTCACAGTATGACGGTGTGCTCCCCGTCCAATCCTTAGTGGGCACTGGAAGGTGGCTGAGGGTACTTGACGGGCGTCGGATTGAGGACCCGCAAGAGTTTGCGTTACGTAGCCGCCGCATCCATTCATGGCTAAACACACGCCGAGTCGTATACTGTGATAGTCCTTCTCCTCATCTGAATCTTATGCCTAAGAGGGGTGAGGAAGTCTTTGTATGGGAGAATGCCCTTACAGAAGTACGTAGATGGCCTGAAGTTGTGGCAGCAAACCAGGTTGGGGTTCACGCCCTAATTGTTATATTTGTTCCTGTTGCGATCATAGATGAAGGTAGCATGGGCATGACAACAGAGCTAACGCTTCATCTTATTTGGGAGGACGACTACATGGACTGCGAAGTGTTAGAAGGGACACATCCGCATATAGACAATGAGAGTATTTGTTGGGGTAGTGTGGGTGATGTTATATACGCTCTTAGCACCGTGCCCTACCCGCTACCTCTCTTGCGTATCGCTTCTCGTTGGAGACTAGGCTATGATCCTACTAGTCTGTATGTGGATGATTGGGCAGAGGAAGGTGCAGCTTGGTTAGAAGTCTGCCCCCCTACAAGTAAGATTCAACGCAGTGATACGGGAGAAGTTACAACTATTGCAGCGTTGCGTACTGCTATGTTCGGCGCACTAAGGAGGTAGAGGAATGATAGTCCTTCGTCAGAAGGCAGCACAAATGATTCGGCTTGCCGTGAAAGCGGAGCCGACACTGGAAGTATCCGGCTTTGGTAAGGCGCATCTGGAGGATGGGAAGATCACTGTTACTGATATCATCATCCCGCCACAAGAAGGTGGAGGAGCATATACAGACATAGAGAAAGGGAATCTGCGTACTACACTAATCGAGATAGCAAGAAAAGGACACACCCTGTCTGACTACCCCGTATGGTGGCACTCACACTGCGGGATGACTACACACCCAAGCAGACAGGATGACGACACCCTGGAGTTACTAGCCGAGTCCGTCCCTGACTTGGGCTGGTTCGCCGGACTAGTTACAAACCTACGTGGTGAGTATTACGGATGGATCGATGTCGAGCATCCCGTGGGCCTCTTTGCTGAGCTGGATGTAGAGGCTAAGGGTACATTTGCATCTCACGGGGTAGCTACACAGGTAAAACAGATGATGAAGAGGGTGATAGATAAAAGTCCTGTGACTCCTAAGGGGGCGTATCCTTCGTTACGTGGTCAGGCTCTACCATATGAGTATGGCGTTTGGAATGCGGAAGACTTAGCATCGTTTAGGAAGATAGCAGAGGAAGGGGAAGAACGTGGACGGTAAGCGTATACTACACACAAAGGTGATGCACCAGCGACAACATGGGATCATACACCCGAAGATGGCAGAGATGGAGGTGACGATAGCAGGAGTAGGGATGATAGGGGGGTGGACGGCACACGCATTGAGTAGGGCAGTATACGGGTTAATCTTCTTCGATCCTGACGAAGTTGAAGACGTGAATGTGGGCTGTCAACCCTATACCACTAGCGATGTTGGGCGGAGTAAGGTCGAGGCGCTCTACCAAAGCCTGCCCAATCCGTACCTACGTTTGAGTGGGCAGAGTACGCCCTTTCCGTATCCCGGTAGCCATCCTACCACTGCACTCGTATCCGCTGTTGATTCTATGTCAGGCAGGAAGGCCAACGCAGAGTGGGCGAGGGATCATAATGTCCCTCTCTACCTGGATGGGAGAATACAGGGGGAGCTGGCGGTCCTCGCTACTGTTACGACGAAGGAGGGATATGCGGAGTACCTTGCTGCCTTGCCAACGGACGATGAGGTAGATGATGTACCCTGCGGGCAGTCTGGCACAGCATATGTCGGAATGTTCCTCGCATCGCAGATAGCAAGCACGATCAACCAGTGGTGTAAGGGAATACCGATCCCAGCGTTGAGAGTATGGCATGTGCCTACAGTACAGGCACTACCACAAGTAGAGAGTAAGGAGGTACAATAATCATGCTTCACCTAAGTAGTTTTACCTTTGGCGTTGTGTGTGGAACTATCGGCTGTTGGATAGGCATCGGATTCGCACACATACCCCTTTAGCATTTTACTGGCTGCAACGAAGGGTCGTGATCACGACCAGTATCTACTAGCATCGTATATAGGAGGTAAGAATGGCAAGTAACGAACATGGAATAGTAGTTGTTGCCACGACCAGCAAGCATGAGACATATGCTATCAATGGTACGATGGTAACGGTGAAGGATGCACTGAAGAAGTTCTTTGGCAGCGTGAATCCCTTCACCAACAATGAGCTATCCCTGGATGGGCACATCATTAGCAAGGACACCACGGATGCACAACTGCGCGCAGGCGACGTGATCCTTGCTATTGGGACACGGCTTGCGTCGGGTGGGGTTAAGGGAGCCTAAGGGAATCAACCCTTCTTGCAGCATGTATATGAAGGGGGATGGGGGGAGATTGATCACTCCCTCTGTTCCCTCCACTTTGAACGGATTATAGGAGGTAACATGACTAATACACTTAGGAATGCAGGATTCTTAGATCAGTTAGATATACTTACAGGAGAGGAGCGGAGGGAGTGCAACCAAAGAGCTAGACAACGACGGTTGGGCAAGCAGATTATCATAGACCTGCTACCTTTTATGCCCAGCACATTAGGTACTACCTATCAGGTGAGCAGCCTTCGTACGTCGCCTTCATATACTGACGCGTCTAAACTGGGTGACATACACTTGTCTCTTGAGGCGGTTGGTGACGTGGATCAGCCCGGTATGGTGGATCGAATGCTGGGCACGATTACTAAGATGGGCAAGGCGCTTACGCGACAGGGTTGGGAGGTAAGGAATAAAGGTAAGGCGCGAGAAAGCTTTGACCCAAAGGGCGGGCTGTCTATCACTGTTAGCGCATCTAAAGCTGGGGTATCTCTCCACTGTAACTTTGATTGCATCCCTAACACTGAGAACTGTAAGCTGGTAGAGAGGGAAGTTACTGTAGCGTCACACTATGTACCAGAGCATCAGGAGAAACAAATGGTTGTGGAGTGTACAGACTAGCAGCTTGACAGCTAGATATCCCATAAGGTAAGGTGACAGCAGGAGGTACACTACCTATGTCAGGAATAGCAGACTCTTGGTGGGCATCTGCCGAAGAGGATAAGAAGAATTTGGAGAAGGCAATGCAGCAGGCAGGTACGGATTATTTACCGCCCATTACCCCTGCTCTTCCGCCCTTCATGCCCAATAATCCGAAGCGGATACATGGGGGGGCATGTGCATGGGAGTACGGTGGGTATTCAGATGCACAACCATATGTCCATGTGTGGAGGTGTACGACAGGGGGGCGACAGGGGAAGGTGTGTGATGAGACGATGACTAGGTTATGTACGCAGTTTGCTAATAGGCTTGATGAGTGTACTTGTTTTGGAGGTGAGAGAAAATGAATTTACTATTTTGGAAGAAGAAGGCTACTCAGGTAAGGGATGTGGCATGGAACACGAGGGCTATTTACGACGTGGCCTGTGCATTAAGAGGACCGGATATTTGTGAGCCCGGTAGTCCTATGGCCTTAGACGACGCTCTGAAGTACCTCTTTACGGCAAGGATTCGCTTTGCAGTGGGTGTAGCAGAGTACGCACAGAAACTTGGCGTAGTCCGCAACCCTAAGAGGGAGACGTTTGAGTTACACTATGCTGAGATTATTACACGAGCCTTTCCAATGTCACGGTATGATCATTATCTTCTACATATAGCAGACGCCGCTTTAGTCTTAGGGTTAAAAAAGTTAGCGAGCGTGGCAAAGGCACTTTTCATGGATTACACGGTTACGCTTGAGATGATACTAGAAGCGGCTGAGGAGTAGAGCATGGAGCGTGAACAAGAACACCTCAATGACTCCCGCTATATGAGATATCATAAGGATGTATACCTACCGAGGAATATCATCGAGGCAGCATTGGAATTCCTTCCCGATACAGGGGTAGGACTAGGTAGAAGCAGGCACTACGATTTCGTCATGACAGAGAGAGGATTGCCTTCCGTAGTCAACATGCCGGAGGAGTATGAGATCATAGACGTTACTGTGATACGGGACACCTTCGCAGTCTTCCGTGTATGCATCCGCTTCCCTTGGCCGGGGAAGATGAGCGACTTTGTTACTGTACTGGAAGGGGACTATGAGATGGTCAGCAGTTATTGGAATGCTAAGAGGGATAGGCATCGGACGCTAGATGAGGTGCAGTATGAGCAATCACCTTAAACAGAAGAGGAAGGATTACAAGTGCCTACCTGGGCCGACGCCATCCCGTAACAGCGCGGGCGGCTACAAGGTAACAGGTCTCGGAGGCTACTACCACGGGCAAGCCGGTCGTGCAGTGCGGTCATCAGCAGGTCGCCTGCAAAACCCTCACAGCTACAGTTGGCCCGCGTTGCCGCTGTTTGTTCGAGGCGTCAAGATATACCGCCAAATGCAACAGTTAGCGCAGGAACGCTGCCGCCTACCAGCAGGCACCCCGACAACAGGCTGGGGGATGCCATGACACTAGAAGATATGCTCTCCTGTACTTCATGTGAGCTACACCGCACTCGCACCCAAGTAGTACCAGGACATGGGAATCCCAACGCTGATATCATGGGGATAGCCGAAGCCCCCGGTGCAGAGGAGGATAAGCAGGGACTTCCCTTAGTGGGGCCTGCGGGGAAGAGGCTGGATGTAATACTCGAAAGGGTGCCGCTAGATAGAGAGGAAATCTTCTTGACCAACGTGGTGAAGTGCCGCCCCCCTCGGAACGATCTCCGCGCGCACCCGAACGCTCTTGTTACCTGTCCTCCACTGTGGCTTGATGCCGAGATACAAGAGGTCAACCCGAAAGTAATTGTGGCCTTCGGTACTATAGCAGGAAACTTATCCTTCCCAGGATCGAGGGCATATGACATGGCTACATTACAGAGGATGCTACCGGATGGACGTATTGTGGTTGGCAGTGTGCATCCCTCACATGCACTAAGAACAGGGGGTACATGGAACATGCAGGACCAGAGTATACTAGATTCTCTAAGAAGGGCAGTTACGTTAGTTAGTGAAGGGGGCCAAACATGGCTGAGCTAAAGGTGACGCTTCACGTCAAACGGCCTAACACGACGTTTCAGAACTTGCTTAACGCCTTCCTGACCGTGGCGAAGCAACACCGCTTGGGAGTTGATCGAGTGGACTTTGGCCCCACAGAGGAGGGAGAGTAAGATGGCTAGTGGAAGTATATGTGCCGGTACTAACACACGATACCAAGCGCGCGTGCGTGTACGGGGGGATAGGCTTTGGACGCTTATTGGTAAGCCTACGAAGTCTTATCGTGTTGCACTGAAGCGGATGGCGGGAGCGTTCAGTGATCAGATATACTACCGGGGGGATGTGTTACTGTTGGCTGACTTGTTTGATCCTGAACAGATGTGTGAGATTGTGGAGCGATAGAGGAGGAAGGGCGCTATGGCTGCTGAACCTAGTGCGGAGGAGCAGACGGAGCTAGACCGCGTAGAGATACAGGCGTACTCAGAACTGTTAGATCGGTTGGTGAAGGCAACAGGAGCAGAAAATTATGTTCAGGCTGTCGTGTTTGCTGAAGCTGCTCTACACGAGCGCGATAACGCGCAAGCTGACGTTAGGCATTTGCAAGGCAGGGTAACAGAACTTAATGAACTAGTGGATTATCCGCCTGTACCATGACAGCATACATTGACCTCCACTCCCTCGGCCCAACCGAAGCCCTTGCTCGGACCCGTGCTGTTGCATTAGGACTGTCTGGCACCCTACTACCCCAACGCTTGAGGGATACAGCACTGCGCTCTCTCAAGTCAGGAGACTCTATCATCTGCCAACCTTCTGCCTTTCCCTACTGGCGGAGGTTAGCACCAGAAGTCCTCATCGTACACGCTACGGATACTACACAAGAGGATGGCCCGGCGAATAGAGTCAGTACATGGCTAGAGTGGCACTTGATCCAACTAGGTATGTCAAGCAGTGATGCAAAGGTGTTAGTCCGTACCCCCCCGAAGACAGACAAACATAAGTATAAACGGATGTGGGATGCAGCGCAGGCATTGGTTGAACTCTCACCTGTGTTGAACATATCTTTGAATAGTATCAAGGACTTAGAAACTATTGGTAGTACAGAGAGGATAGATGTACTGCCGTATACATGGAAGTTAGTAAGGGAAGACAAGGATTATGAGGATGTGGCGTCGTCTCTTGTCCCTATCTGGTGGGACGGTCCCCCTTTAACGCCCATACCAATTGGGATTGATACTGAAACAGTTGTTACAGGCAGTACACCAAATGAGACGAAGGATATCCTTGTAGGTATTGGGCTTGCGTTTGGAGATAAGTGTTTCTACGGGGAGGCTAGTGATCCTCGATGGATGGCGTTGCTCAAGGAGTGTTTACCGAAGAGGACATGGGTTGGATGGAATGCGAAGTACGATTGTGCTGTCCTCCTCCGTCATGGTATAATCCCCGGTCCCTTACATGGAGACGGGATGCTTGCTGCCTATCTAGCAGGGGAGCCGAGGGCAGGGTTGAAGGACTATATACTCCGCACCTATGGTATAAGGATGATCCAGTATGACGATGTGACTGGTGGGGGATCGATCCTTGATGTACCGCCTGAAGATGTGGCACGGTACTGCTGTGGTGATGCGTACTGGGCGCTGAAGGGGGAGCGGGACCTAGTAGAGGGGTTGACAGACAAGGCTAAGCAGCTATATGACTCCGTTGATCTCCCCATGGTGCAGACAATTGTTGACATGGAGCTGGCAGGGATCAAGCTGGACAGGGAGAGCGCACAAGTTGCACTCAAGGATACTACAGAGAAGCTAGATGCACTAGACAAGGCGATCAATATCCTTGCACTGGACTCTGGGTTCATGCGTCCCGACAGGAGGTATGTGTGTAGGGGATGCCATAATGGAAAGAACAAGAAGAGAGACTGTAAGGAATGTAAGGGAGTAGGAGTATTCCACAGTCCCCAGCCTATAATGCCCGGCTCCTCTGCCCAGCTAGTCGAGTGGCTACACCGACACTTAGGTATCTCCATCCAGGCTGTATCTCAGAAGACAGGGCAACCGTCAGTCAGTGCTCTTGCGCTCTTACGTATGCAGCATGAGCATCCCGCTATCTCCTTGCTCGTTAGGTGGAGAGGACTGGAGAAGTATAAGGAGTTTCTTGAGGGATGGGTAGAAGACACGCAAACAGACAGTAGAATACATACCACGTTTACTAACGCCTATGTTAGAAGCGGGCGGATATCGTCCCGTGACCCTAACTTAACGCAGGTTTCCCTCTTATGGCGCGGCCATTTTGTTGCTGAAGATGGGAAGATACTGCTCGCAGCAGACTACCAGGGTCTAGAGCTAAGGTGTGCCGCCTTCTCCTCACGTGATCCATTGTTGATGAAAATAGTCAACAATGACCCGGATACATACGAGGGCGACTTACATGCACAGAATGTACACAAGCTGTTCCATGTTCCATATGAGGATCAAGGGGAGTATAAGGTACTGCGTACTAGGGCAAAGAACTTTATGTTCGGCGCACTGTACGGGAGTAAGGGACAGCAGGTGCAGGAGGTACTGGAGAAGCTGATCCTCCAAGACCCATCATTAGGCGAGCCGCCTACCTTACGCGAGACAACTCGTAGTATACAGGAACTTACCTACACCTATGTACACTACTTCCGTGAGTGGGTTCCTTTTGCCATACAACGAATGAGAGAGCAGAAGAATACATCATACACTGCATTCGGTCGGCCACGTATACTGCCTGACCTTGTATCGGGGGATAAGAGTATGCGTGAGGCGGCGGAGCGGGCAGGAATTAACCACATTCTACAGGGTACGGCGGCAGACATAACGAGGATGGCTTGTAATGCCGTGAGTAAGTTGGAAGGGGGGAGGCTGCTGCTTCAGGTGCATGACGAACTTTTGTCAGAAGTAAATTTACCATTTGACAGGTACGAGACGGCTATGGTAAGCTTAATGTGTCTGGATCAACCACTTGAGGGGGTGCCATTGATGGTGGATGTGGGGGTAGGGCAGGACTGGCAGGGCACGCATAATAGGAGGGGGCGACATGGACTTGAAATACTTGGTTGCTATTGAGGTTATAGCATTGAGCAGCTATGCCTTCGGTGTTAGTATAGGAGTATGGGTAGGTTGGGTGCTATTCGCATGAGTGTATTGATTAGCTGCATCACCCGCGAAGTCATCCATGCTGAGACAGCACAGTGGATGTGTGAGCAGCCGTACCCTGTTGATATTGTGAAGGGACCGTATACCATAGAGCATCAGAGGAATGTACAGGCAGAACGGTTCCTTGCTACATCACATGACTATCTATTTATTGTGGACTTTGATGTGATCCCTGTACCGGGGACAATCGAAACCCTCTTAGGCATGACAGAGGAGGACTCATACAGCATCCATGTTGCACCCTGCATGGCAGTGGACGAGAGCAATAGGCCGCATCCGATGGCGTATAATGATGCTACAAAATCTGGTAGTACAATTGTAGTACCAGAGAACCCGTTTGTTCCAGTTACGTATGCGAGACAGGGGACCATTGATGTAGATATGACGGGGATGTCAGGTGCCTTGCTGCCTCGTAGCTTGTTTGATGTAAGGCAGAAGGACCGGACCCATATTATGGAACTAGCAGGGACCAAGTTAGACGATGAGGCTCCTATTTTTGGTATGGTATCTAGGCCCTGGTTCCATATGGAACATGACCAAGAAGGACACTTACGAGGAACGGAAGACATCTGGTTCTGGCGTAAGGTGCAGGCAGCGGGGTATGGGATCAAGGCGCACCTGTACCTGACGGCGGACCACATCAAACTATGGAGGTTGGGGCTATTATGAGTGGGGATAGGGGGTACATACTCCCATCACAAGGAGCTGACTGGGAGACGCCTCGTGATTTATTTGATGAACTATGGGCAGAGTTCAATGGATTTGATCTAGACCCGTGTGGAACACGAGGGCAGTATACAGTTGAGCGAGTCCTTGATGCGGGCGGTAGACTCTTCGATGGTTCAGTTGGGATGGACGGCCTCGCTCGTGTATGGGATGGGAAAGTCTTTATGAATCCGCCTTACGGTAAAGGGGTAGGGGACTGGATCGCTAAGGCTGCATATGAGGTAGAGGCCGGTAATGCTGCACTGGTTGTGGGCCTGCTGAAGGCTACAACTGATGTCAAATGGTGGCACGAGTATGTTGAAGGCGTACTGACGCCACGGTTTATTAAGGGGAGGTTGAAGTTCGGCGGACAAGACGGTCCAGCACCATTCCCTAGCGTGATTTTAGTTTGGAGGTTGGGGCTATTATGAAGTGTGAGACGGGGCTGGGCAGACATAGTTGGTCCGTCGAGTTGACGCGATATCATATACCACACCTCTACACGCCCTGTATTTGTGGGGAGGTAAGGCTTTATGAAGGTAGCTCGTGGTGGAAGCGAGTTATGTATACACTTTGGAGGTGGGGGTTATAATGGAAACACTAGTTACAGTACGGTTGAGTAGATTACTAGAGATGCAAAAACGCATTGATGTTGTAGTCCACATGCTGGACCAAGTATCAACACCTTCATCTGGGCTTAAGACGGCACTTAGTAGGCTAGCTGTTACACGTGATCCCTCCTGGTGGGACGGAGATTAGTTATCCCTAGATATGACTGCTGTTGTGTGGTATTGGATTACTAAGCGATAGTCCAACACGCTTACGCTCGGCTGCTATTTATATAGAGGTACATGATGCCCCGTTATGATTTTACATGTGATGAAGGCCACACCTTCGAGGCACAGTATGTCTAGGGCAAGTTCAGTAGTGGATAGATTTTTTGATGGTATCCAAATTGGCCATCCCAACGATTGCTGGCCGTGGGTGCGTGCCTGTAGTGGAAAGGGCTATGGGCAGATGTCTGTTAATAAGCACCTTGAGTATACACACCGATTAGCCTATCGTTTATTGGTGGGATCGATCCCTGATGGGCTCTTTGTGCTACACCATTGCGACAATCCGCCCTGTGCAAATCCAGGCCATCTCTTTCTAGGGACTAATCAAGATAACATGCAAGACGCAGCACGTAAGGGCCGTACCTCCAATTGGTTTATTAAGTACCCATCTGATCTGTGTCAGCGTGGGCACGCGTTTGACAGATTTACTAGTAGGCGTCGCTACTGCCAACGATGTAGAACGCTTCGTCAGCGTGAGCGGAGGGGGGCAGCTCTTGCCTCGATATGACTACAAGTGCTCTGAGGAGCACATGTTTGAAGCAGTCGGTTCGTACGAAGATGATACTATACCCTGTCAAGCGGTATGTGGTATCCCAGACTTTGAGGGAGACGACTACCCTGTAACCTTACATTGTTGTGGCCTTCCAGCTAAGCGTGTACCTGTCTACCGTGACCAGTATGTATCCTTCAAGGGTGATGGGTTCACGAAGACGGTCTATGTCCCCAACCCGCCCGATCCTAAGTCCACGGCAGGACTGAAGACCGATGAAGCAGTTGAGGTATGGGATGACATTGCTAAGGAATCACATGAGTATAACAAGAACACACGCCCCTACCTCTATGAAGAGGGGCGGAAGGAAGTAAAGGAGGCCGGGCTAGATGTCAACCGTGCGGCGGAAGACAGGGCTAAAGGTAAGAGGCCGAGCGAAGATACGAAGAAGAAAACCAGAAACGCTAGAGGACGACGCGCTGCCCGACAGAAAGGTTAGAATGCCCGTAGGTCCAACACATGACATAGATTGTGTGTGTATAAAGTGTGTAGAGCTGGCAGCATTCTGGGCAGGACTGAAGCCGCTGCATGGGAAGGACTGTGGATGTGGAGGGTGCGTAGGTGGTTGAACCAACAATAGAGGATTACTGGGACTACTTAGCTGACCATATGAAGGCGCACTACGTAGGGCCGTTCCGCTGGCGGGGACACATAAACTGGAAGGACGTAGCAGAGCGGGTGATTGCAGGATGTATCTCTGGTACGTTTGCGGGGATAAGTTTCTGGCTAATGGTTAGGCTGTTAGGGGGATAGGTGGAGGAGAAGGACAAAGACATCACTGTACCCCCCGCATTCCTCATACCGTTCCGTGATCCTAATCAGTGGGATTGCCCACCCCTATCTGGGATGCCGGAGTATCAGCGTCGGGACCACAAGCGGTCACGGATCGAGATGCCACACCTTACAGACGAGGCGCTCAGCGGGTGGAATCGCATGGTACGGGAACAGTTCTACCGTGATGAGGAGTGGGCGATACGGTTTGCGATAGAGCACCTGATCGTATCTTATATAAGCGCGAACCCCTCTAGGCCATTTGATCGGTTCAAGCGGGAGTCGCAGATGGATGCGATACACAGGCGTAACCTCAAGCGGGAAGAGTATGAGTCGATGTTCCGCACATGGGGGGATGTGATCAATAACATCGAGGACGTGGGGGATATTGATTCGGCATCTAATATCCTCAAAGGTGTTACAGAGTATCTTGATGAGCTGCCTACTCAGGCGGAGAAGAGGGTACTGGTATCGGCAGCGCATGTGTCTGCCTTCTGGTCACTGATACGCCTGTTAGCTGGTAGCCCGAACTATAACGATCCCGCATCTCCCTATCCGCCACATGCAATCATGGCGCAGAAGTGGATGGATGCGTGGGAGTCATTGAGGAAAGGCAGGGATATAGGCACATGAGAGAATTAGACACTAAGACACTTCTGGCAGTGGTGGCGACACTAGACGGGGTGCTGAGCCCCCTCCGATATGAGGGTTGCAGCGTTCTTGGCGACAAGTTAGGCAGTCTTTGGCCCCAGGTGTTGCGGGAGTTAGTGGCTCTCAGGAACATGCACCACCACGCTGCTGACTATATTAAGCACGGCCTAGCAACACCTGAGAACAACCGACTCTACGCACAGGCCCAGCGCGTACACCTGAAAGACGTAGATGTCGTCCTGCTAGCTGTCCAGGAGTTGCTGACAGACTTGACAGACCAAGAGAAGTAGGGTAGGGTTAGAGTAGGAGGTAGGTAGTGTGGATACTAGTCTAGATGTAGACGTGACGCCTGAGGAACTACGCACTTGGCGAGCTGAGCGCGATAGTAATGTTCGGAAACCGTTGTTAGCTTCAGTTAGGGACAAGGACTCGATAGCACTGTTGGAGGTACAAGAACTGTGGTCACGGTATAACCGCCTTATTAATACTTTAGATCGAAAGTATCGTCGCATACAAGTGGCAAAGGATTGGTTAAATGACTGACGATGAGAACGTTCCCAATCTTGATACGTTGAAGAAGCAGGCGATCCCCCTTGATACACCTGTTACCAAAGCGTTGCGAGAATTCAGTGGACAGGCAACCACAGCACGGGCAACGGCAGTAATCGCTATCGCAATCACCGATGCTGGGCAGATTCTTCTAGCGATGGCTGGGCAGGGGGGGATTGTGCAGACCTTAGGACTTCTCGAAGCGGGTAGTGCTATTGTTGGTAAGCAGTTGACTACGAAGTAATGCAAACACCAGAAACACCACGCGATCTCGGTCTTCCTTTTGATGCCTGGCGTCCAGGACAGAGGGATACAGTAGAAGCGATCCTTACTGCCTTTCAGGAGTACAAGTATGTGCTCCTCACTGCGCCTACAGGATCGGGTAAGACCCTTGTCGCCTCCGCAGTACAGAGGTTACTGGGTGTGGAATCCGTATACACTGTACACACAAAGCAGCTTCAGGAGCAGTGCCTTAAGACTATGGACTGGGCGAAGGTAGTTACAGGGCGGAGTAACCATATGTGTGAGCTGGACCAGCTAAAGGCTATCAATGCCACAGCAGAGAACGCTCCGTGTGCTCAGGGCGCAGACTGCGAGTACATAGCCCCCGCGCCGGATGGCTGCTCCTACTATCGTGCCTTGTATGCAGCAGCGGATAGTCCACAAGCTGTACTAAACTATGCGTATGCTACAAGGATAGTAAGGGCGAAGGGGATTAGGAAGATGACACGTAATCCCTTCCGTCGTGACCTACTCGTATGTGATGAGGGGGACCTGGCTGAGCAGGCGATCATTGACGCCGTGACTGTGACACTGAATAGGCAGACAGCGAAGACGTTCGATGCCCCCAGATATAATGCTAGCGTACAGGACTTTGTTACATGGGCTAAGGATGTACGGATGCGGGTAGTAGGGTGGTTACAGACCCGAAGCGGGAAGGCGTTATGTGATCACGCATCAGTGCATTGTAAGGAGTGTGACCATTCTCCCTCTAGTACAGTGCTGAAGGATTACCGTTCGGCCCAGTCCTTCATGGATACTGTGAACATGCTTAACAATATGCCGGACACTGATGATTGGGTAGTGATAGAGGATAAATATTTCATACGTATCCGGCCTGTATGGGGCTGGGCTGTAGCACAGAAGACCCTGTTCTTCGCCTTCAAGCAGGCCCTCATCATGTCGGCTACGCTAGGGGACCCGAAGATTCTTGCAAGGAAACTTGCGCTACCGGATGATGAGTGGGTACACATAGAAGTCCCCTCATACTTTCCCAAAGAGAACCGTCCTGTCTTTTACTGGCCGGTGGAGAAGGTAAATAGGAAGACGGACAGTGAGGGGTGGGATCACCTAGCGGCTGCCATCTCATGGCTTGCTGAGCAGGACGGGTTGCAGAGGAAGAAGGGGATCATACATACGGGATCGTTCCGTATAACGAGAGAACTCTTTGTAAGGTTGCTTGAGAAAGAGATAAATGCCGATAAGCCTTTCATCCGCTACATCATGCAGACGCAAGAAGGGGGATCAGCACGGAAGGAGACCATGATCGAAATCTTACAGACTGATCGACGGCCCATGATCGTTCTCTCCCCGTCTCTCGCAACAGGAGTAGACATCCCCTATGAGATAGGCTTCCAAGTAATAGCCAAGGTTCCCTATGCAGACCTGTCCGATCCCGTAGTACGTGCAAGGAAGGACTATCACGTAGCGGGTGTACCGTTCGGACGGCAGAGCTATGATGCTGATGCGCTGAACACCGTGATACAAGCGTGCGGTCGGGCAGTGAGGGCACCGGATGATAAGGGGGTGACGTTTATACTAGATGGGAATTTTCATGCCTTGTATCAGAGAGGCTATGTACCTACGCACTTCAGGGAAGTGTTCAAATGGTTTAAGGAGAGAGGATAAAATGTGGCTATTTAATAAGAAGCCCCTGTTGAAGGAGTCTGCCTTTCTAGACTTCTTGCCGGACTTATTAAAGTCTGATCTGGCTGATGTACTGGCCATGACGAACGTTGTTTCAGTTCTTACTGTTCGACCTGTAAAGACCGGTTCGCAACTAGGTCTCAGTATTTCATACGAGCGAAAGTCTACCTTGACGCCCACGAAGGGTGTTGTGGTGCCATTGCCCCCAATTGAAGTACAGAGTAGCTATGTGCAGCGACAGTTTTGGCTGCATGAGATTGCGAAAATGATATTAGACCAAGTAGCAGAGGAGAATACCAAGAAGAAAGGAGGAGGTTCTAAGCAATAGACTACAATTGCATACATCAACCAGATATCTTAATGGAGGTAAACTAAATTGCCAGAACAAGACCCAGTAGGATTGGACACGTCGTTTCCGGGGATCAGTATTGACCCCGCAACCTGGGAAGACCCGAAAGAGACTTTTCCAGGGGAAATTATCATAAGCGAATTTCGTTTAGCAGACGAGCGGTATCGAAAGGAAAGTTTGTACCGCCCAGAGATTACCGAAGATTTGCCGCAGTGGAATGTCCAAGTTAAGCGGTTAGATGCAATTCGCCACGAGTTGGACGGAGCGCAAACAGATGTTCTCTATGGGTCAGGTCCTTTCGACGCAATTGATATGAAGAAGTTTAATGTCCACGTCAATGATGGACGTGGTGGGCTTGTTCCTATATCTAGTCGTTATCCGAAAGAATGGCGTGTAACAAATGCGTACAAAAACGTGTTTGGTACTGTTCAACCGACTTCTGTATTAGTAGGCAAGAAGGCGATGTTTGACTACTACCAAAAACTAGCAGTTGGTACGATTACTATAAGTAGAGTGCTTGAGCCCGTAAGTGTACTCCCACCAGAGTTCGCGTTCGATGGGGAGAAGGTAGTCTTCCAGGCACGGGCAAGGCAGGAGGACGTACCCGCAGACGGTAGTACAGAGGGCGTACCTCCCTCAAGTGAGGGAGCGGTAACGCTGTTGGACGAACAGACTGCTATTGACCTACTGCCTAACCTCTTGGCTGGGCAGAAGGTTGATGACGTAGCAGGGATTATCGCAGCTCTTCCACAGAACGTCCGCCTTCCTGTGGTCCTGAATGGTATTGCTACACAGGAGTTGCTGAAGGAGCTTCAAGGACAGGGGGCGATCACAATTGACGCCAAGAGCGGCGTCATGGGAATAGCATAGTAGGATGTTGGTAAGACTGCCCGGAAGATTCGTTTTCTCAATCTACTTCTGGAAGAATAGCCATAACATCATTGAGGAGCATATCGTGGACGAACATTCTGATACTTTTGAAGAGATGCAAGAGAAGTATAAGGATGATCCGACAGTTAAGGTAAGGGAACAATATTTGATCCGCCTTAACAAAGTTATGGTTGTAGCCTATCAGAAAGTAGGTTAACGGGGATGGGGGGTCGGTGTGATCACGGCCCCTCTGTTACGACCGTAGGATTCTAGGGAGGAAGCATGAAGACATATTATTACTGTGCGCTATATGGCTGCCATAATATTGTACTAGGATTTGGCAAGCTCTGTAAGACCCATCAAAAGGAGTACGATGGCTTGGACAGATGACGACTACACCATTGAGTTAGATACTGAGTACACAGCATACCTCAACGACCGCGTAAGGGATCGCTATGGCTCGTCCGGCCCCCGCAATGCTACGCATGCATCCGATCTCTTCATGTGCCTGAGAAAATCTTGGACTAGGTTGCAGATCGAGAATGGGAAGATGGATGCGCCGGATGGCCTGCTTAATGATATAGACGACAACACAATCCTGACCTGGACAGGCGGGTTGATGTTCGAGGACCTCGTATCGGAGGGTGAGAGGCAGGCCGCTTCGACATACTGCTGGAAGTGTCAGGCTGTGGGGAGTATGCCCGCACGTATCAGAGGAGAGAAGGAAGCAGCCACCTGTCCCGTATGTGACGAACGGTGGCTTGTATTTACTCCCGACTACATAGTAGATGGGATCATCCATGAGGCTAAGGAAACCCGTAAGAGTAGGAAGAATGGCCCTGAGTCTGCACCGTGGTGGATTGACCAGCTAAGGACATACTTCGCCTTTGCTAAGCTAGCGCACTGGACCACTGCCCCCTATGCACGGATCGTAGCCAAATGGCTAATGGGGGATTATGGCTCACGTAAGAAGGGCTGGAAGCCGAAGCCCCCACAAGCAGCACTGGATGCCTATCGTGTAGTGTTCAACCCTGATCGCCTACCCGATTGGATTAAGGAGTTGCATCGGCGGAAGATGATTACCGAAGGGTCGGAAATGCCCCCCCTTACTGGAATGGAGGAGGGCGCTAGAAGCCCGGCATATACGTGGGAGTGCAGCAGTTGTCAGGTTGGTGCGCTAATAGATTGTGAGAATTATATTTGGGACGCAGACGGGAAGGAAAAGAATACAGAGGTAGAGGTTGCTAAGGTTAAAAGTAAGGCGGACAAGCAATATATTACACAGGCTGAACACATTGCTAAGGATGAAACTACGTGGAAACTAGATACCGTGCCAGAAGATCAGCTAGCAAATTGGGAGGCGGAAGGCGGTGCTAGTGGAACAGAAGAAGCAAGGAAGCAGAGCAGACCGGATGATGTTACATAGGAGGTGAAGATGCCAACAGTTGAAGAGGTACAGGAAAAGTATGGGGCAATCAAAGCCGTAGATATTGTGGCGAATGGTGATCCGATTACGTTTGCTACATCTGTAGAGGGCTTAGAGGGGACAGGGAAGACCTACTTCGGATTACTTACCTGTCCCACGCCTATCGTGCATGTGAACTTTGGGGACAGAGATGCTACACCGCTTCTTTATGATATGAGCGCAGAGCGTCGTGAACGCACCGTCCTATATGCGTTCCACGCAAAAGGAAGCGGAGGATGGACGCGCCCGGAAGGTAAGGATGCACTACATGCGTTAGCAGAAGTGGCGCAAGAACATCTATCGGATGGCAAACTTGCTGGAGGAACGTTTATCATAGACTCAGGCTCTACATTTTGGGATGTAGTGCAGGAAGTATATGTAGCGCCTGAGCAGGAGAAGCGAGAGAGAGAAGGGGGGAAGAAGCGGGGCGGACTGGAGTATGGGCAGGCTAACCTCATCGTATCTGGTGTCCTGAATTGGATCAAGAATCAGGGCGCGTTTCTTATCATTACGCATACGAAGGCGCAGGAGTGGGACGCACAGGGACCGATACCTGGGAAATATAGGGCGAAGCAGAATAACAAGGTGCCGTATATTGTAGAGGTTCGCCTAGACCTGACGAAGGAGTGTAGTACCTGTAGTGCTCCTGATTGTAGAGCGCACGTAGGACGGAAACACTTTGGACAATTCCTGAAGTTCGGTCGGGATACGGCACTGGAGGGGATGAAGTTGGAATCTCCTACGTTTGAGATGGTGTACAGTTTCTATGCGAGGGGGAAGTTTCCTAATGAGGAGGCGTTACGATGATCTGTCCACGGTGTAACGGAGATCGTACAGTGCAGGGTTATATGTCCAGGACATGGGAACGAGAGTGGGTTACAATAGACTGTCATTGGTGTGGTGGGGTTGGCACCGTGCGCCAGACAGACGAACACGTTGACAAATTACTGAATGCATTGGCAGATATTGCTACTGTTTGTATAACCACACTGAAAGATTGGGAGGTATGCAATGTCGAACGTACTACCTAAGTCTACTTTAATGCTGATGGCCTATCGTGAGGTCCTCCCCAAGACTCATATGTCTATAGTCCGTGACCTCCGCCAATGGCCCCAGCTCGGCCTAGCGTGGGCAGGGAATGATCCCCTCATCATCCGCAGTAGATCGATAGCAGCCAGTCAGTTCTTGGAAGACCCACGATATGGGGATATCCTTCTCATGTGTGACCATGATATCTCATGGGATGAAGGGAGTTTACAAAAACTTGCGGAGTCAGCATGGGATAAGGGCGCAGTCGTAGCAGCAATACACTCTAAGCGGGCATTCGGCCTCGATCTTACCTTCCGCCCAACTCTCGACATGGATACACAAGTTATGATCACAATTGGTAAGGATGATACGATTGAGTGTGACTATGTATCCACAGGGCTGATTGCAATCCCCCGTACCATACTTGAGGAATTGAGCCGTACCCTTCTTGAAACGGACGGCCTGTATTGGCCGTTCTTCTTTCTCCATGGCAATAGGCTTAGTGGGGACTGGGCCTTCTGTGATTTAGTATATGAAGTATTAGGTAAGGAGAGAATCTTCGTCCACACTGGCCCCCGTGTTGGGCATACAGGAGAGCACGTGTATGAGGTAGGGGATAAGCTAGTGCGAACTGCTGAACCTGTGCAGATTATACCAGGAGACACTGAGTAAATGGCTGTTCCAACACTTGCTTGGGTACTACCACGGCCACGACAAGACGCCTATCCCGGAAGCTGGCCGCTCCATTTCGAGAAAAAGTTAGTACGTGTATTAGATAACCCCCACCCTATACTTAATCAATTTGGGGGTATGGCTGAGTATGGGCTTCGTATAGATATGCGGCGTACACATCCTTACTCTAATCATCCGAACTTGGCTTGGACGCCACCTGATGTGCAAGGAGATGCCCATAGATTGCCCTTTAAGGACAACGTGTTTATGCTTACTATTGCTGACCCTCCGTATAGCGCAGAGGAGTCGGCGCGTATGTACAAGACGCCCCCTATTGTTTACAAGGATTATATACGGGAAGCCGTTCGTGTAACACAGGTTGGTGGTTTCATTGCGTCTTATCATGTAACTGTAACACCTCGCCCAGATCAAACTGAATACTTCATGCGTATCCTTGTTGCAACGCGGGTGTGGCATCGGCTGCGGGCTTGCTGTATTTTTAGAAAGGTGTCAGATGACCAAAGCTAAGGCTACTCCCACCGCGCCCCTCATCATCGTAGATGACCGTGAACCAGAGCACATGGCTGTCTCCCTCCAATCCTACGGCTTACAAGCAGTAGTAAGTAGGTTACAGTATGGAGACTATGCCTTCTTTGCACATGGGCTAACCGTTCTCATTGAACTCAGCACGGTATCCGATCTCCTTGGTAAGCTCACGTCTAAACGCCTAGTAGCACAGGCACACGGCCTGGCAAATACAGGGGACATCGCCTTTATCATGGTACGTGGGAGGTACACAGAGGACGCAGGACAGGTAGCGTACCAGGCACCTAAGCACCCGCAAGCTGACAGTAACGGGTGGGTACGGTCAGGCTGGAACTGGGATTCCTTCCAGGCTATCAAGGCTGATGTGATGCTTCTAGGTATAGACTTCATCGACTGTCCTAATGCTGGTGATGCAGCTAGGGAGATTGCACGGCTTGCTGTGAACTTGTCAAAGAGTGAGCATAAATGGTTGAGGCAGCGGACTAGGCCAGAGGTACTGACGTTGGATGGGGAGTATAAGAATGCAGTATGGAGCCTGTGTGCGTTTGATGGTATTGGGCCTGAGACTGCAACAGCGATGTTAGAAGAGTATGGTAGTGTGTTGGGTATATACATTGCTGCGACAACGCTACCTGCTAAGGACTTTTGTAGGACGGTAGATGGTCTTGGCCCCAAACGTGTGAAGGCATTTGTTGAGGAGATTACAAAGAAATGGCAATGAAGATACAGTTGATTGGATCACTCCGAAACCCGAAAGTACCCCTTCTTGGTAACCGCCTTCGTGCTGCTGGGTTTGATGTCTTCGATGACTGGTGGGGTGCGGGCGAGCGGGCCGACGATTGTTGGCAGCAATACGAGGTGACACGTGGGAGGTCATATGTTGAAGCCCTCTATGGTGAAGCAGCAGACAATATCTTTTATTGGGACAGGGAACATATGGACGCTGCTGAAATAGCAGTCCTCCTATTGCCCGCAGGGAAGTCGAGCCACTTAGAGTTGGGATATATGATTGGACAAGGGAAGCCGGGATACGTGGTGTTTGATCGAGAGCCTGAGAGGTTTGACCTTATGTACAGGTTTGCTAATGGAGTATTCTTCCATGAAGACGATCTCCTTAACATGTTAGCGGGTGGTGATATATGCCATACTTAGGGCTTGAGACGATTCGTCGTGGTACATCAGGAGCATGTATCGAAGACTGCTTTCGGATCATCTATCCTAATGCTAAGACGGTTGCCGATCTTACATATGGGAAGGGGCGGTTTTGGAAGTGGCCATCAGATGACATGGTACTACCAGACGTTGTCAAGTTAGACCTTGAACCAATAGGGGGTGCAGAGGTCCAGGCCAGCTATTGTTACGTACCCCTTAAAGATCAGTCTGTTGAGGTTGCGATCTTTGATCCGCCTTTTATCTTCTCGCCAGGACTGCGGGGCATCATTGGTGCAAAACGCTTCTTTTTAGGAGTAACTACAGGTAATGATCCCCGTATCAACGCGCCACGTAATAGCAAACAGCTTTATCAGCAGACTGTTGTAGCTATGCAGGAGATGCGCCGTATTGCACGACATGGAATGATTCTCAAAGGACAAGACCTGATCACTTCCCAACACCCGAATTGGTGGACGTATCAGGTAATGAACATCGGAGATCGGCTATTAGGGCTGTGGCCTGAGGATGTGTTACTACAGGTAAGTCCGGCTGCGCGAATGCGTGATCCCCGCTGGAAGAATCAGTATCACTTCCGACGGGCACATGCTTATTACATCTGTTACAGGTGGGGAGACTAATGCTAAAGACTGAGATAACCTATGAATATACAATTCGCTGCACGCAATGTGACTGGTTCACAAATGATGAAGGATATGATGAGGCAGAGCTTCCCGTTCTCCCATATAGGAATGGGAAGTGTCCCAATTGTGGTCCGGCTGTTCCCCATCTCCTTAGTTGGAAGAGGAGGTTAGCCTACTGGTGGCAGAGGCGCACCCGTAAGAGGGATAACAATTGGATGGAGGAGGTTTGGGGGCCGGAGATGGCCGAACATCTTGATTTTGTGAGTACCCTTGCACCTCTGTTAAGCGATAATGCCCTTCCCTCTATTGGGGATGTAATTCAAATACCGGAGCTGAAGAATGCCAATCCAGATTGAATCCGCAGTATGTGATCGCTGTAAGCAGGAGCGTAAGTGCGCCCATGTCCTTGGCATCACAACCCTCTGTATGCCCTGTCTTGCGGATATGATGATGGCCTTATGCGAGTAGTTGACGATAAAGGATGGGAGTGGGAGGTACGGACAGGCGATCCTGTAGCCCATCTCGCATCTAAGTTACAGAAGATGGGGTTTGATAGGGTTATTCTTGCGCGTCAGACTATTAAAACTGGGATACCACAATCTCCCCCAATTATAACTGATCTAGAGCGTCATGCAGAGATACTAAAGCATGTCCCCGGCGAGCCGACAAAGCAGGCATTCCTTGAGAGAATGCTCCTCTATGACTGCATGGTGGCGGCGAATATGGTATACTTAGGAGTAGGAGAGGAGGCTAAGGTTGGCGCAGACGAAGAGACAGAAACTTGAGCAGCAGATTAGTAAGTATCTAATATGGTGGGCCGAGTTTCTTGGACTGTCCCAAACATGGGAGATATCATTTCGGCTTAACAAGTTAAAAGGCACAACCGCTGGGGGACATGCAGAAGGAGCACGGATTGAGGTACAATTCCCATACCGCCGCGTCGAAGTGTATATTGATACCTCGTATCTTGGGGGCACAGAATATGACGTTGAATACATGCTCTTACATGAGTTGCTACATATCTTTGTCATGCCCCTAGAGGTTATTCTAAAAAACCATACGAATGATGAGACTCCGGAGAGGTTTACAGATCAGATGGAAGAACTATGCGATATTGTAACACGCTGTCTCTTACGCCTGAAGTATCCCAAACGAAACGCAATTGAGGTGGTGAAGTAATGTCTACAAACCCCATGATCTGGTGCTGGTATGACAGGTGTTGCCAGTTTACACCAGGGTCACATAATGCTAAATACTGTAGCGATCATAAATGCAAGCGGAAGGCAGAGAACTCTGCGAAGCGGCTGACTGAGCCAGGCCCTAGTGATCCTGAAACCTTATGGGGGCTACAGGAACGTCGTAAGCTGCACAACCTAGATAATTCACAGGCTAAGAACGCATGGCTATTGGATAAGAGTAAGATCGGGTTCTTTGATATCGAGTCCTCGAACCTGGACGCTAACATTGGCCTGATCCTCTGCGCCTGTGTGAAGGATCGCAACGGTGAGGTGCATACGTGGGTAGCAGGGAGAGACGAGCAGGGGATCATTGACGATCACCAGGCAGTTGTGGCGATGCGTGATTATCTCGAAAGCCTAGATTATGTATGCACATATTATGGTACAAAGTTTGACATTCCCTTCGTAAACACCCGTCTCATCATCCATGGCGAACGGCCTATCAATCAGATACGCCACATTGACCTCTACTACACTGCCCGCTTTAAGTTGAAGATGCACAGCAACCGCCTAGTTGTCCTCCTTGAGACGCTCTTTGGTGAGTCGGAGAAGACGCGGGTGGTTGGCCCTATCTGGGTACGTGCGCTGGCGGGGGATCAGGAGTCAGTAGCCTACATCGTGGACCACTGTCAGATTGATGTGGAGACACTAGGACAGGCGTTTGAGAAGTTGAAAGGGTTTATTAACCTGTCGGCTAGCAGGTGGAGGCGCTATGGTGCGTCTTACTGAGGAACACTTACAGCGTGCCTATGATTACCTGAACGGTGTTCCTCTACCAGAACCGAAGCGAACGGAAGCTGAACAGAAGCGTATGGATGAGTTTATGAAGAGCATACAAAGAGCTGCAATCAGACAAATCGAACGTGAGGCGGAGATATGGGAGGCGCTGAACAAGAAATGGAAGAAGGAAGCCCTAGACAACGATTAGCCCAACATGCTATACTTCAACTAGGAGGTACGAATGGCAGAACTTTGGTATCCAAAGGCGCGTCGTCCCTACGGTCCAGATTATAAGGTATCCGGTCCCCCACAGGCTAAGAAGGGGGCAGTCTACCACTCGATGGTGTCCTCCTATGCATCTGCATATGGTAAGCTGTTGGGGCCAGCCGAAAGCTCGTGGCACTTTAGCGTGAGACAGAACGGGGCTGTGATGCAGCACTATCCCGTTACAGCATGGGCTTGGCACTGTGGAGATAGGGATGATCCGGCTGGGGAGATCAGTAACAACCGCGATCTGATCGGTATTGAGCATGAGGGCGGACCTATAGGTAACGAGTCAGAGCCTCTTACCTCTACCCAGCTTACTGCTACAGTAGAACTAACTGCTTGGCTATACCAACAAGGGCATATAGCTAACCTAAGCCAAATAGGGGATAACAAGGGGCTGTGGGAGCACCATGAGATCGTTGCAACGGCCTGCCCCTCTCACCGTATCCCCCGTCGACTGATCCGTACGCGAGTAGAACGTATTCTAACAGAGGAGGAAGATATGAGTGAGGTTCTAAACGAGCTGAAGGCGCAGGAGAAGTTCCGTAAGATTCAAGCGGTCCATGTGGCTATCGGTGCCCTTCGTGGTGCTGGCCTACCTACTGATTTGAAGAACGTTATGCTCTACTTGGGAATCAAGTAGCATGAGTACAGTCCGTGTTGCCCCTGAGAGTGCCCCCAGACAGCACACAGGCCGATTACGGGCGGAATTGCCCACCGTCACAGCTCAGGACACCTTGAGAACGGGGGGCTGTACAGAGGGCTGTGGCGCATGTTGTGAAAAGATCATCATTCCGCTCGATCCCAGGTTACGGACGCATCCGCAGAAGTTCAATGACTGGGTAAAGTGGGCCGAGCTACACGGGCTGATTATCATTGATGATCCAGAGAAGGGGAGGTTGGATGCGTTTATGTATATAGAGTGCGAGGCACTGACGCCGGATAAGGAGTGTAATTTGATGGGAACATCAGAGCGCCCTGATCTCTGTGCTGGGTTCCCCGCACGGCCCGATGAATTGGAAAGCATTAGGAACGTCTGTAGTTACGAGTTCATTGATTTGACGGAGGTAAGACATGGGGCACCTAATTAGCAGAAAGCTATTTGGAGCGGTGGCTGCGATGCTGTCGATAGTGGGTCTGATAGTAGGAGCGTTTATAACTGTGCCTACTATCGTTACTACCGATGTGCTTATGGAAGCAATCGCTGCTATCGTACTACTAGGTGGCTACCAGATAATGAAGCAAGCGGGCAATGACTAATGGACTGGACAACCATCTTTGCCCACGCTGTTATGGGTACCGTAGGTGCAACGATAGCGATCACTCTGTTCGAGCTAGTAAAGGGGCGCTAGAGGAGCAGTGTATAGGTACAGATGATCGTTGGCAGGCGATTACACAGGAGGAGGATTAGTATGGTAGCAATACCAGGAGTAGAGACGGGCTTCGTGTACGTAGCTGGCCCGTACCGTGCTCACGGGGGGGACCGCACTTGGCAGTCCTTCTATGAGATTGACCAGAACATCAACGAGGCGCGTCTGTGGGCAGGGAGATTAGCGACAGAGCAGATTCCGTTCTTCTGTCCCCACATGAACAGCGCCCACTTCGAGGTGATAGCCCCAGACGCATCACCCGACTATTGGTATGACCTCGACAACCGCCTTCTTGATCATGCTGCTGCCCTCCTCTTGATCCCAGGCTGGAGAGATTCGTCAGGTGCAAAGGCTGAGAGGGACAGAGCGCATGCTATAGAAATTCCAGTCTACAGCCATGTGATGTTTCAGAAGCTTGTGATCGACTGGAAGCAGAGCGAGCGGACGGCGGGGATTGACTCGCCTCTGCCTACAGATGAGAAGGCCGTGCCATTTGTGCCGTCATTTATACCTCATAAGTTGAGGGGTCAGGGAGGATAGGCATGCCGTATATAGATAAATCCAGACGGCTTCACTTAGACTGTGGACACTCGCCTAAAACCGCAGGGGAACTAAACTATCTGATAACGATGACGGCTGTCGAGTACCTAGAATCCAATGGTGAGAGTTACCAGAGCTACAATGACATCCTCGGCGCATTAGAAGGCGCGAAGCTGGAACTTTACAGACGGCGAATTGCTGCATATGAAGAACTAAAGATAGACCAGAATGGAGACGTATACTAAATGTCCAAGAAGAACCGACGTAACCTACTAGAGAGCCTTGCTGCACGGGTTGATCCCAAGCAGCACCGTGATCATCTCATGCAGGAGTTGACAGCCCTCAAGGAACGGGCATCACGGACAATGATCGTGGTCCAACATATTGAGAATGATCCCCATGCACAGGAAGTAGAGAAGGCCCAAGTAGAGCAGGGCTACCAACAGCTTGAATCTCTTGACTGGCGTATGGAAGATATTGAAGCACGGCTAGCAGGCATGGACGATGCTCATGTAGAGTCCATTGCTGGACCTAATCGCGCAGCAAGGCGGCTCACGAGAGATGGGCGGAACCGTAAGGCTAGGCTAAAGTATGAGGCGGGTAAGGACTTCAGCGAGGACGATGAGGATAGCGGAGACCCCGGCAGCGATCCCCCCGCCACGGGTTAGAGTCGTTCGCAATCCATGATGGTTATGTTCGTGAGTACTTAGGCTGTCTAGTATGGACGCTAGCAGCTTAGTATCCGCCGTGTGGCTGTCATCATGCCGTGCAGCCCAATCCTTTAGCTCTTGGATGTCGTTTTGGATGTCATCAAGTTCCATTATGATATTGTCGCGTTCGCATCCCCTAAGAGCAGAACTACTAGTTTTGTGTGAGTCGCACGTACGGTAGCGGTATTTGCTCCTACCACGCGACGGGCTTGGAGCTTCAAGGTGTGCTCGGCGGCTGTCAAAGCGACTAGCCACACCATCGGCATCGTCTTCCGATCATTACCAGCAGTCGCTACCTCGTAAATCATTGAGCTGCTTTCGTCTGTCCCGTCTACGTCTAAGTCCCCCGCAAATATCTCACCCTCGTGAGTTCCATCAATGTCATACATACCCACAACGAGAGCAACCGAAGCGATGGCCGGTGTGAAGGTTGTTGTACAGCCTGTAATATCAGTATCGGTAGTGGAGTTGATGGTTACATCCCCTGTACAGGCTTCGTGGATGATAACAGGGGCTAGGTAACGGGAAAGAATACTCTCATCTGGTGGTGTGAAGGTTGTTGTAACAGTTAATGCAGCGTCAATGATGACACTATCAGGTGTACGCCACGTGTCGGCTGCTGAGCGATACCACAGTGTATCACCTCCTGCAAGAATGCCTGCGCTGGACCCCGCTGTAGGAAGTTCTAACCGTCCGGCTGCATTAAGCCCTAATACATGACTAAAGCTAGCAGTTGCACTAGACTTTAGGGATATAGCAAGTACATCATTTGCGAAGGCTGATCCGTCAGTCAGCGTATCCCATAATTTGATCCGCCCACGATGGACGCCACCAATGTAGAAGTTCTCCTGCAATCCTGTAGGACGGAGTTGATCTAGCCGCACTTTAAGGGAGTTGAGTTCCTCTTCGATAGTCGGTAGTCCGATGGCCATTCTTAACCTCTAGGACTGTCTGCTATGGTCCGTTGCACGTGCCGGTCAGCAAGTTCGGGGAGGATTTCAAACACACCGTCTATACCCGTAATCGCAGGCCGTCTCTTCAGAGGTACAAGACTTGTTCGTGTGTAGGCAATGGCCCATTGGAAGGTAGTCCCTCCACCACGATCCGTCAGCTTCTTAGTAAAAGGCGGACGTGCGCCCATGTGTACAACCGCCCAAGGCTGATTGGGATCATACCTATAGTAGAAGGCAAAGTTATCTACGCCGTCAAAGTCACGTCCGAAGATACGCACCTCTCGCAGGGAAACAGCTTTCCCATCCGCAACCTCAAAATCAGAAGCTTCAAAGAGCCCTGATCTCGGTGGCCTGACCCAGACCTGACTATTATTCATGTGGTGGATGTATGCTGCTCTCCTACCAAAGCAGACAACTTTCCTATACGCTGGGCCATCACCCCCACCAACCAAGCCGACAGCTACAACACCGATCTCGTCTACATCCGGCTCTGTGCCCCCGGAGTTGACTGTCGCTGCTCCCATGTCTTGCCAGATGAAGTCTCCTTTGTCATTCAATTCACCCAGGAGGATATGTGGGATCATACCTTGGCGATCCCTCCCATCTGCGCCCAGATTTGCGAGGGTGGCATCAATCGTTGGCCTCCAAGGAAGAAGTCTGACCTCAGCAACGGACACTGTGGAGTCAAGAGCAGCACTTACGTTGAAGCGTATATAGTAGTAATTAACACTGTCGGTATCTATTGTCCTTGCTGTCCAGTCAGAGGGGTTAGCAGTGAGGAAGACCATGCCCGTCTTTTTGAGTGTATCACCAGCAACGTCGGTAAAGTCCACAATCGTCATCGTCTGCCATGCTGAACCGTCCCAATACTCAGCAGCGAGGGTGGCCGCATTATCGTTTTGCAGCGTGTTATCCTCATCGAACTCAATGTGTGCCGCCCCCCACGGCCACGGAGCACCGATATAGAAGTAGTCTCCATTCGCTGCCGTGTCGAGGCTGTTGAGTGTGGCACCAGTTGTGATGCTTCCGTCTCGTGGTTGTGTGTAAAGTGTAAAGGTGCTCTCATTATCCGTAGTCTTCCAAAAGCGGAGATCAGTATTTGTCTCACCCCCCAGTTGGATGAGCTTCGAGTTTACTCCCCACCCCCAAGCAGTCTCGTGTGTACTCTTATCTCCTGATCCCCCAATAGGGGAGCGGGCCGTAGATGTTACTGCGATCACTTTCGTTCCCCATAAGCCAAGACAAGAGATCAACTGAGAAGGCGTATCTACTCCAGGTACATTGTTGTTATAAGGACTCACGTCAAATTCATTGGTTCCATTAAAGACGACTGCACCCCCCTCACCCTTTGTAACAAGAAGGTTCGATCCAAGTGCAACAGCAGCCCGCCCGTTGTCTGGATGAGTTTCCAACTCCCAAGCTGGAGTCATGTTTTCCCACTGATCGATGGCACGATTATACATATATATACCTTCAGGCTTGAGAACGACAGGGATACCACGGAGGGCAACGATGTTGTTAATGTCCGTATGGGGCCAACCTACGCGAGTTACAGAGGACCAGTTACCTGAAGTGAAGGGGTCGGAGCCGAATGGGACGAACTGAATCGAATTCCAGCGGACTGATCCTGACTGTTGCACAGACGCATATAGCTGCCCAGAGATAGATGTAATCTTATCGATGTTCCACGGCGCTGAGTCTGCTGTGCCGCTAACGCCTCCACCAATTGCGATCTTGTTAAGACCGTCAGAGGTGCCCTGCACATAGTAGAGAAATTCAATACCATCTCCTGCATCGTGTGGGGCTGCGTCAGTGTTTCCCGTACTGCCCCCAAGGTTCCCAAACCCCCCTCTTCGTAAGAATTCATTTCCCTTATCCGTAAAGCACATGATTCCCTCTTGGCCATTAGAGTTAGCTTCACGCCAGGGGATCACGATCATTGGTGGGCTATCAGGAGAGGAGGTATAGGTAATACGGGTAACATTGTCCCCGAACCTCAACTCACCGGGGAAGCGAGGATCAAACCCCCGATGGTTCCGGTTATAGCGGAAGTCCTGTGCCCCCTGCCTCTCATCACCGAACCCATTATGCGCCGACGCAAACAGTCGGACGGTTTTAATCCGTTCTTCTTCTGGAACAGGCTCCTGTACGGCCATCTATATTCTCAAGTTAGGGATACTTATCCCCCGCGCACGTTCGATACGCGCCTTTGTCTTCGGCCCATACAGCTTCTCTTTAATAGCCAGTTCCCGTGTAGCCTGTTGTAGCACGCCGTCCCAGAACTCACTATCCCATGAGTGTTTGATCCTATACTGTTCAGCAAGCAGTTTCGTCATTGCGGGGACTACATAGTCCGTAGGACAGAGCGTGGTAGCTGCATCCCCCGTAGCCCGTGCTGCATCCGTAATATACGTTGCGGACAGAGCACTATAATACGCCCGCTCCAGATAGAAGTGGGGTTGTGTACTTAGCGGTTCGTTAAATCGTAGCTGAACATTATCTGATACCTGCTCGACACGGACACCTAGTACCTCATTTATATCCTCCTGCGCCCAGTTGTCGTCAGCAATTGCCTGGTTAGTGAGCCTCTGTACTGGCCCCACCCATTCACGGCTAACCACACGCGCAGGCAGGCTGATACGCCGCTGTTCCTGCCAGTGGAAGCAAATGGGACCATACTCTGCTATATCACTTGCCCCCTGTGCCTGTAGGCGAATTGTGATCTCATAGCATCCGCTTGGTATCTGTCCGGTTACTTCAATAGCAGACCACCCGCGCCCTGTAAGTGTGGACGTACCGTTGAGGGTTATGTCTGCACTGTTTGTTATATCGCGTACAACAACCTCTGCTGTTCCTGTCCGCCCACTCACTGGAACCCAAAGGTAAAAGCTCTTGCCCGGCTGTGTGTAGATGGAGAAGGATTCTGCGCCTCCGTTTGCTCCTGAGTTAGTAACAAGGATGGAATCCCTGGCGAACTCCATTGGGAAGCCAAGAACCTGCTTGGCGATAGCGGCGTTGTTAATCGCCTCCCAATTCGATGAGCTAAGCGCCTCCACATAGGCAGCATTAGTAACCTCCGACACTGGATGGAGATACCACTGGCTGCACACGTCCGTTAGGGCGTTATCCCTCGCCCTGTCTGCGTCATCAGGATCAACACCAGGACGGAAGATTTCGTACCGTGCGCTAGTAGTTGGCGCGGAGGACCAATCAGGTGTAACATTCAATCTCCCATTTACACCGTCTACATAATCTACACGAACGATCTCCCCGGCAGCGACGCCTCCTGCTGTATTGATACGAACATAAGCCCCATCAAAGATGGTAGGAGCTATAGTGTCTGCCTGCAACATCTCCGTGTCAGTCAGGTATCCGACTGCGCCTGTGGCACTGGGAGCACCTGTCAGGAGAATGATCCCCCACTTCTGCAACTCCAGTCGGATATTTGTCCCTGTTACGGTTGCCACTAGTCTACATCCGTTCCACGCTTGCTGGCAGTCTTGCTCATCTTGCTCATGTCCAGCTCGCCCTGCCCCTGTTCGTTGTACTGGAAGGCGTGACGCAATTCATCTACAGCACGGTCGCCATCCCAACCGATCTTCCTCATCTCCTGATCCAACGCACCTTGGACCTCTACCATGTTTTCCTGTGGCGGCATCGCAGGGTCTACGACAAGACTCTGCCGATAGACCTGCTTACGTGTAGCAGTCCCCTGACAATTATCACAGGGGACAGTAGAGTCATTATACCCAGCACGCCGCTCATACGTCGTACCACAGCTCTTGCAAGTGAAATCGTAGATAGGAATCTTACACTCTCCCTAGTATATACTTAACAGCCTGAAAGATACGGCCCAAGAACCCTGTAGGCTTCGATTCCTTAGAGGACGTTCCACCCATACCCATCATCCTACCAATGGCGGCTCCCGCATCAGGGTTATCTGAAAACTTACCAGGAGCATACTCCCCGTTGGGATATGTCCACCACTTAATACGTTCATCCTTGTCTTTAGGACTATTATCTATCTTCTCTGCCTTCTCACCACAGACACACTTGATAAACCTAGCGTCTTTGTTTCGTATCTGTTGGTCACGAAAGGCCCTACATCCTGAACATACGAATCTAAAACTCGGATGCTCAGCAACCTGTTCAGGTTCACTTACCATGTCAATTCCTCCTTGTAACGAGGCAGCACTGCGGCAGCACTGCCAGGTATCTTAGTTAAATGCCGATTCGGTAATCTCTGCCCAGTGGATAAGGGAGAAGCCGGTGCTCGTCGCATTGAACATGACGGTGGCAATTGATCCTGCGTCAATAACGACAGGGGCAATTCCGGTCTTTCCTACGCTCCACCTGATATACGGATCAAGGTCAACTGTATCCAAGTCCTGTGCGCTGGCCCAGTGGAATAGTACACGTTCGGTAGCGTCCACATTATCCACTGCGGACGTTACGGTATGCATTGCAGTTGCGCCGGAAGCCACAGGGTTGTCGGCCCGAAGGTTCAATTCCGATACTTCAGTTTCCGACCCGCCTGTACCGTTAAGCAGCACCGTGACCATAGCGGACATGTGGCTCACGGTAGCGGCGTTCAGGTTGAAGTTGGTCTCAATATACAGCGGAATAGCCGCTGTGCCATCGGGAATATCCACAGCAAGCGTTTTGGACGTATCTGCATACGTTCCCATCGTAGTCACACCAGTAATATCATACGTTCCCGGTGCGGCTGCTGAGAAACAACGTCCTTCTAGTACCAATGCCTGATACCAAGGCACAGCAATCATAGCACCGTCACGGAGGGCACGGAGGTTAGTCCAGTTTCCGTCCGATTCACGGCTAACGTTTTGCTGTTGAATCTTTACACGTGCGTCAGACATATTACTCCTTTCTTCAAATTAGTTGATAGCCGATTCGGGCAACTCAGCCCAGGCAACAAGCCCAAAGCCAGTACCCGACGTTGCAGCCGACATCTTCAAGGCCAGGGACGACGCATCCATAGCGACGGGGGCATACCCTGCATCCGCAACTGACCACGTTCGACGAGGATTGATAACGGTCGCGTCAAGGTCCTGTGCTGTACCAAAGTGGAACATCATCCGCTCTGTACCGTCAACGACAGTTATACCAGAGTTATTAGTATGCTGTGCCGTTGCGCCGGACGCGATTGGGTTATCGAGCCTCAGATTAAGTGCGCTTACCAATGTTGCACTGGCTACCCCATAAGGTAGAAGTCCAACAAAGAAGGCTGCGTGAACAATAATCGCACCTGTAGCGAGGAAGCTGGCCTCTGCATAGAGAGGAATAGCTGCCAGACCGTCAGGAATATCCACCGTTACTGCGGCCTCATCGGTTGCCTCAGTTATTCTTAGTGTCATGCCCGCATGATCATACGTTCCTGGGCCTGTCGCCGAAAAGCACCGCCCTTCGAGGACAAGGGCCTGATACCACGGACAGGTAATGACTGCTCCATCACGGAGCGCCCTTAGTGCTACAAGCTGTCCGTCATTTCCACGCGACGGGCTTTCCTGTTGTGCAAGTACACGAATATCCATATCTTTACTCCTTTCTTTTTAAGTAATGGCCGACTCAGGGAGTTCGGCCCAAGCAACCAATCCAAAGCCAGTGCCGGAAGTGGTTGTAAACATTACGAGGTTGATCGATGAGGCGTCTAGAACAACAGGCGCAAGACCAACTTCTCCAATAGACCACAGAGAGCTGCGGGGGTCCAGTGCAACTGCGTCGAGGTCTTGGCTTGTAGCGAAGTGGAACAGTACCCTCTCAGTCCCATCTACGTTATCCACTGCACTTGAGACGGTATGCATAGCCGTTGCACCAGATGAAACGGGATTATCTAGTCGGAGATTCAATTCAGATATCTCAGTCTCCGTTCCGCCTGTACCGTTCAGTGCTGTATTTACCATACCTGAAGCATGAACAACAGCACCGCCAGTAGCGAGGAAACTCCCCTCCATATACAAGGGGATACCAGCAGTGGCATCGGGAATATCTACCGCAACTGTCTTGGATGTATCTGCATACGTGGCCATAACCGTAAGACCAGCATGGTCATACGTACCAGGGGCAGCAGCAGAGAAACAACGCCCCTCAAGAACGAGAGCCTGATACCAGGGGCAGAGAACGGCAGCACCGTCACGGAGGGCTCTCAGGCCCACCCACGATCCGTCGTTTACTCTAGTTACGCTTCCTTGTCTTACGAGTCCGCGAAAGCCATATTCGCTCATATATACTTACTCCTTTCTAATCCTATATTCCTATATATCTAGGAGCGGGCCGCATAGCTGGGACTCAGCTACCGCCTCTATGATCAGTATACCACACCCTCACCCTTACGTCAAGGTTAGGGTTCGACACGTCCAGCAATAGACTCGCCCATTTGTTGTAGGCGAAGCTCATTCTGAGACAGTTTAATGTCCTTGTCCAGCGGCGCGCCTAAGCTGGGGACTTCTAGTTCTGCCCAGTATACGCGCACGCGACGAGCACCACCACTTCCCCCTACCTTACGCATGACGAAACGGAACTGGACATCGGTATAGTCAGTGATCAGAATCGCCTCTGCTTCGGTAAGACGGCGGGTGTATGTAGTAAGGCTATCGGGCACGAGTACGCGGATCGCAGCAACAAGTGTTCCTCTGTTTGCGTCCGTCTCATCCGAATAGCCCTGTCGAATTTCTATTGTACAGGCTAAGTCTTCACCGCCAGAAGAGTTCTTTCCAACAGCCACACGGAGGAAGTGGTTACGGTTGCTTATAGGTGTTGAGGAGGGGTTCCCTGTCTCAACTGCTACAACTCCGCCAATCGCATCTAGTGCAGACTCGAAGTAGTCTGAGGTATCACGATTCGCCTCATCAATAACTCCAAAGGCTGACGCACCTGTAGAGAGGGCTGGCTTCTGACCAGCAGGGGTCATCGTAGTGAGTACAAAGGTTCCGCTTGAGTTCTTTTGCTGGCGTTCAATAGGCAGAACGCTTCGGATGAGATCAGATGTCGGGCGCATGAACTGTGGCATTATACTATCTCCCTCTCCTGCCACGCCTGCATATAATCTAGACGGGTACTATGCGCCACGCCAGATGCACGGTTCTGTACCATGAACCAAAGGTGCATGTTCGCCCCCGTTCCATGATCAGCAGCCTCTCCACCAAGTACACCAAAGGTTTCGTCTACTGTACGTGGAGCGGTCTGCACGAACCCAGCAGGAACGCCGTTGATCCAGTAGCGCACGCCCCCGCCTTCAGTCATAGCCACCATAATCGAGATCGGTCCCGGAACGCTCAACGTAGGTGCCCCAGTCTGTGCAACAGAGGCAACGGTACCCGCTGTCTGTGTCGTAAGGTCACAGTTCGTGTCGTCATCCGTATCGAACACTGCTACAGCGAACGTGCCTGTAAGTTCATTAGCGGTCGGTGTCGCCTTTACGAGCACTACACCAGATAGGGTAGGCGAATCCAGTTCAACGGAGGGGTGAGCGAATCCGAACTCAAACTTCGCGCTCGTTAGACTAGATATGTCAAAGGATGTCTGCACTACGCAGCGTCGGGCGGGGGACCACAGTGCGTGCTTACTGAAGAGGCGAATATCTGCATCATCCACTTCGCCAGGATCGCCTTCAATGAATCCGTTAATGGCATCATCTACAAAGTGGAAATCTGTGACACCATCTGTTGGGGAGCCGATTTCACCATGAGCGACCCCCCAGTAGTCGGATAGGTCATCCTTGTCAAAGTCATCCTTGAAGCTGTAAATGCTGTCCGTGCAGAGAAACTCCAGCAAAGAGTCCCGCCCCACATCGGACTGGAGAAGTATCCTTGTTAGGTGGTCATTAGGAAGTCTAAATGCTGTTGGCATCAATCCCTCCCTTACAGCGACAACGGTAGTCTATTCCGCTCTTGCCAGGCAAGTACAAAGTCAAGTACCATTGTGTTCGCAGTACCATCCCTAGACTGACAAAAAGCGTAAAGCCCAAGGAGTGTCGTGTTATCAGTATCCGGAGCGGTCGTAGTAAATCCCTGGAATGTTGAGTCGATCCAGAAGGAACACCGCTTCTGCTCATCAATAGCGAGCATCATGTCGTAGTACGTCTGTGTAGTAAACGTGATCCCCGGCGACCCATCTACGGAAGATACGGCATCGTCTGTCCCATCAGATACTAGGCCCACGTCCGAGCCTGCGGCTGAGTCATCCGTGTCATAGATTATGACTGCATAGTCGGTCCCGCTGGATGTGGGCGTAGCCTTCACCGCTACAACGCCTTCATTCTCATCTGATGCCGCCCCTAGCTCAGCAGCGAAGCCTAGTTCAAACTTACCTGCGGCTACGGAACTCGGCATCTGCATACGCCATAGGCATACGGGCCGGTGGTCAGCCGTAAAGACGGTCTCAGAAAACAGCGTTGAGCTACCGTCGTTATTCGCTGTGCTGTCAAAGATAATCTCACCCTGCAAGCTCCCACCACCAGTACGTTCTGTAGGCGCAGTACCGTTTGATCCGGCAGCACTAGGCGTCCAGAAAATCTCTGTCTGGCCTGTATTGTCTAGTGTGGTGAGGAAGTCATCGAAGATTGAGAAAACGTCGCGCTTCGCCTGAAGCATGAGTAGGTGATAGGTTGGGTCATCTGGCCCAATCTTATCCCGCAACATCCTTGTACGGAAGATTCGTCCTGAAAAGTTGGTCTGGAAGTTGGGGGTCTGTCCCCCTACGGTAGCCATAGATTCTTTACTCCTTCTCGGAGAAACTCGTTAGAGTATCTCACACTAACGGACTTATGGGATCATGGTCCCACACTTAATTATACCACAATCTAACCCTTACGTAAAGGTTAGGATTATCCAATGATCCCCGCAAAGCGGGCTAGGGTGGCCGATTTTGATAATACAGCCACATAGCCGTGTTGCCTATAGACCGCTGTAGGAGGTCGATAATAGACAGCCCACGGTAAAAGTCTACGCGGCAGGGGCAACGATGTAGTAGCAGGCGCACCTCCTGCGTTTGTCAGTACACCAATCGTGCGACTACGCTGCTGTACAAAAGGTCGCCGACGATAGACACCGTAGGACACTAGCCTAAGATTTCCTCGAAGATAATTGTCCCCGTCATAGTAATTGCCGAAGCAGGAGCGCCGGGAAGCTGTATAGCTAAGAACGTTTTCGTGCCAGCGATCAACTCGTTCCAGTAGATGCGCGTTTCAGGAGTTGGGAGATACTGCCAACCAACACGAACATTCCACGCATCGCTGAACTTAATTACCTGTGTCCCGGCGCTGACCTCTGTGGTATCATTTGCTCTCACAGTAACAGTCGGCGTATCTCCTAACTGAAACGGAATTGCTGTAGGAGCGGACCCGCCCGATCCTACTGTAGTGTTTCCCGTGACGATCCTGACTTCTTCAATAATCTCTGCTGAGTCACCTACGTCTGAAGTCTGTGAGAGGTAGACTGCGTGGAGCAAGCCTACTCCTGAAGTCGGTGAACCGAGAGAGAATACATCCTGGGCAGCAGATACATTCACTGCCTCAAACCTCGCAGTATAAATCCTTCCCATATCCTTTCCTTCCTTTCTCTATCTAACTATAAGATGGGCCATTGATCGGCCTCGTATGTGAGGCAATGAAGCTACCCACTCTACCACCAGCTTCCAGCGGTTGGCTTCGGTGGTGTGTTCGCTCGAATCCCAGTTGCCACCCACGTTGCTGCCTGGGTCTTCGTCGTCAAAGAAGAAAATGACCGAGACGATATCCCTCCGGTGGGCGAGGGCGTCAGCCACGAACCCCGCCATGCCGGTGATCTCCCACGTTCCCGTCGAGGCTGGAAAGGTGAAGGCTACAGGAGTCGGCGTTGTGTTATCGAAGTCCCCGCCGCCGGTCGTCCAGGCGGTACTCGTCTTGTAGTCGTCCCAGGTGACTTGATTCTCCACCCAATCGGCGGGGCGCGTACAACGCTTTACCTTTCCCGCTGCGCTACCATTAGAAAGCGTCACCTCCTGTACGAGCTTGGCCGCGTCGATAGTGGCTCCGGCGGGGATGCTAGACACATCGAAGTTGCCGATGACTCGCGTCCAGAGAGTCTTATCCTCGCCGATATATACGA